CTGTAGTACAACAGTAAGACGATTACTCATGCCCATAGGGGGGCTGAGTAGTTACACGCTCTTGTATTTTCGTTAAAGAAATGTAAAAAGCAAACGAATATGTGGCTTTTCGAATAAAAAGTGATAATTTTGTACTCCGAAACTGGAAAGGTGCTCGAGTGGCTGAAGAGGCACGCCTGGAAAGCGTGTAACCGGCAAAACCGGTTCGGGGGTTCGAATCCCCCTCTTTCCGCAGAAAACACTGAAAATTAGGTATTTCCAAAACATCGTATTTTATCCAACTAAGTAGAATCCTGCACATTCTTGCACATTTTTGCACATTTTTGCACAATTCTGCTTGCAAATAGCTTGCAAATGATAACAACGAAACTATACTTAGATACAAGAGCGGTCAAGGACGGAGAGCCTGCACCGCTCAAAGTTGCCATCACGAAGAAGCGACAGGCAGCTTATATTCCTCTTGGTGTCAAATTGAAAAAAGAACAATGGGATGTCAAGAAACAAAGAATAGTTGATGCACCAAACAAGCAGAGATTGGAAATATTTGTCAAGAACAAATTGGTAGAGATTGAAAATGCTATATTGGAACTGCAGATGAAGGGAGAACTTACTAAACAGACTTCAACGCAGATAAAGAATAAGGTTGTGGCCTATCTAGACCCTGATGTTAAGAAGAAAGACTTATTTATAAATAGGTATATAGAATATATGAATAGTCGTTCAGCACAAAGGACCAGGGAAATATATGCAACCACTTTGAAGAAAATGCGCGATTTCGATAGCAAGGTTGATACCTACGCTTTTGAAGATATCTCAAAGGATTGGCTGAAAAGGTTGGATGCCGAGTTGGTAAGACAAGGGTTAAAGAAGAACTCCAGGAATATACATTTCAGAAACATACGTGCCGTTTTCAACGATGCTATCGATAATGAGATAACCAGCCATTATCCGATGAGAACATTCGATATAAATCCGGAACAGACAGAAAAACGTTCTCTTTCTGTAGATGAACTACGTACCTTATTTAATTATAATGTGCAGCCATGGCAGCAGAAGTACCTGGATTATTTCAAGCTTACATTCTTCTTGATCGGGATAAACCCTGCCGATATTCTTAATTGTACGGATGAGAATGTTGTAGACGGAAGATTACTGTATAGACGAAAGAAGACCGGAAGGCTGTATAGCATCAGACTGGAACCGGAAGCCATACAGATGATAAATAGGTATAGAGGAAAGACAAAGCTAGTCAATTTCTCAGAGAACATGAGAAACTACAAGCAATTTGTGTGCAAGGCAAACAAGGGACTAAAGGCAATAGGCCCTGTCACTAAAGAAAGGAACGAGAAAAAGAAAGCTCACGATTTTCAGAAGGAATATCATACAAAGCATAATCCTCTGTTTGCACACATCTCTCTGTATTGGGCTAGGCATACGTGGGCAACAATAGCCTTCTCCATAGGAATACCCGAAGAAATCATTGCCGAAGCATTGGGACATTCCCATGGAAACAGGACAACAGCTATCTATATTGACAAGAGTGTTGCCAATATAGACGCTGCAAATAGAAAAGTACTGGATTACGTTCTATATAAGGAGCAACCAAAGGACTAACCCTTGGAAGCTCCTTTCGAACCAATTAAATAATCAGACCATTGTCTCTCATGAAGTTCACCATTGCCCTGTTCTGTGGCAAAAGGGCAGGGATATCCATTCTGTTAGCCTTATACAAGTTGGTAGCAGAATTATACATATCCCAGGCAGTTACAAACTCCTTATCGTGATATGCCTCCAGCATATCCTCTGTGAAGAGTGTAATCTGTGACTGATTGAGAGGGTAGGTGATATTCTCACGAATAGACTTTCGTGATGTATCAGCCTTTACTCTTGTAGCAGTCATTAAACCAATGAGCAAGAACATCTGTTCTGCAGTAATGCGTGTCTCCTTCATCTTGGCAATACGCTCACGGTCAGTCTCGATGATGTGCCGGGCATCGACCAACCATGACTTTAATGTATCAAGCATTGCTGCCACTTCCATACCGGAACCCTTCTTGCCCTTTTCGGAATAGCTGGACATATACAGTTCTGGAGAGAGCATACACTGATTGTGGCAAATAATCACATTCGGACCGAATCCAATCTGAATACCTTTCTGATGGAAGGCTACGGCCACATTAGTAGTAGTCTCATCATTATCAAAATCAGTGATACGAATATTGGCATAAACTCGGCGGAGAATATGCGCCTCTACCGCATGCTGGCCTTTGACCGCTTCCACTTGTGGGAGGCGAACCACTCCAGGTGACTGACGGTCTCTGTTCTGTGCTGCAAACATATCATAAACCTCCACATTGTAGCCGAGCTCTGTACACTCATCAATGACCTTGTTGAAAAGGTCAAAGTGATAGATGCCACGGAGCGGATTTCCGTAAACATCATCCTCGCGGTGTGTACGACTCAACTGTTCGAGAGTGATTGCCTGAGTCTTGGCTTTCTCGAAATCAAAGAACTTGTCTTCATTAACTGAAGAAGGAACTGCTACCATATCTTCGGCAGCCTTACTCAAATTTGTTGCTGTTGTCATAATCTTTAATATTTTAATTGGTTACAAATTATTTCAATGGAATGCCTGCTTCTTCAAGAAGCTTGATTCTCTCTTCCTTTGTTGCTTTTGTCAAGTTTGTCTCTTTGACAAAATTCCCGGCAGAGTCTCTTGTTATAAGAAAAACATAATCGGCATGATTGATCCAACTTCTCTGACACTTCTCACGATAAGCATTGGCCTCCTCGTAAGTCTCAAACCCGCTCTTTGTGTCATACATTGAATCATCGCGGGTAACATATAAGCTACTAGTCTTCATTTTTAATCTCAATTATGTACATTAATTCTTTATCTAACACATCCTTCTCTTGATAAGGAGAATCATACTTATATACAACTGCGTCATCAAGATACATTCTTACCCAATCCATAAAAATATCCTGTGATACTGAATTGTCTGTGATATAGGCTGCCAGGAAGAAACCGTTTCGTTCCTGTGCATCACCTAACCCAACTGCACCAAAATGACTTCTGAAAGTAGTGCCCTGCAACTCGTCGCATGAGTACTGAATCATCATATTCTTCATCATTTCAAAGAATAATGCTACTTTAATAGCTTTCATATAAGTGACTTGACCGTGTTGTCGAGGGCTTATTTTATTAATGTTTCATTGCTAAATCTACTATCGCTACGATAAATAGAAAAATTAATCCATTTATTAAAAGAATGGTACCCATATCTACTTAAAATTAAAGAAGTCCTTAATCTGTTTCTTCTCGTCATCGCTGGCATTCAAGATGTCCTTCACTATGAAATCTGCAAGCGGAGCTAATACTGTATTCATAGCATCAATCAGTTCACCCTGCGCTCCAAGTTTAGAAAGGACACCTGCATATTCACAAAGAAATTCTTGTGATGAAATGAATCCCATTTCATAATTCTTTTTGATTTCCTTAATTTCTTTCATCTTTTTAAGATTTTAATTGGTTCAACATAATCTGTGGTTAGTCAAAATAACCACTCTTTCTATATGCAAAGATACAAAAAAAATGTGATATATGCAAATATATCACACTTTATTTTAGTTAAAAATACTAAATTTAACTCACTGAGTATCAAAGAGTTATATGCTTTTGTAGATGCTGCTTAATGTAATGATTTTTGTAGCTTCGCCAATCTTGTCTATCAGATTGGTTACTGCTTCATCCACTTCGCACAAAGCATTATACACATCGTTTGGAACATTATCCATTTCCAAACCATTACTACTCATTTTCCAAGTTTGGTTTAGCTGTCTAGCAGCATCCACCATTAATTTAATGTCCGTCATATTTCTAAATTTTAAATGAATATCCTACTAACCGCCTGGCAGAGCCATCCCATCATATAGCAAGGCTCTTCGTCTTTCAAGTCAATACCTAGTGATTCGCAGATATGAGTGACAACATGAAACATTTCGTGTGTGGCAGTATTCACGAACTCATATTCTGATGTGGTCCTGCTAATAGCAACCACACTCTTTCTACCTGCAAGATTGGAGTAGGTTAGACCTGTGTTCGGTATTCCTCGTAAGCAATGCTCCCTTGCGCTTTCGACTGCCTTTTCTGTGCAGCCTATCTGCACAAGGGAGTTGCATACCTCATCGGTATCTGATGATTCCAAACCGTAAAACACAAGAACTTTCCAATCGTACTTTTCTAGATATATCTCTTGACTTATCATAAAATATCATCCCATGGAATGCCGATGCCATTATGGTTGCAATCGGCATAGAATCTGTTAAAGATGAAGCCATCCTTCTGATCGGTATCATCAACCATATCTTTCACGAACAAAGCCATGTGAGCTTCGTCCTCGATGGAAGACTTATAGAAATCAGCCTTAACCATGTTTGCCACATAGACATGATCATAGCCTACATTATTTTCAAGTGTCACTCCCTGCTTGGTAAGGATGGATTCAACCTTATCCTTATCCATATAGTCAACCTCCTCATCCTTTTTGGTGACTGGGTTGTATTTTCTCATCTGACTGACTGCCCATTCGCAAGCCTTCTTGTTGAAGTGCCAGCCATTATATCTCAGATATGCTATCATTCCTTCTGGCTTCATATCGTAAGCATCCAAAGGCATTCTACATTTTCCCATAGCTCTTTCTTTTTAGGGTGGCAGGGAAAAATCCCCACCACCGAATTAAACATTAGTAACGTCCACCGCCATGGCGACCATAGTAGCGTCGCTCTCCATAGCGGTCTTCGTCGCGCCAATCTTCATCGTCCCACTTGTCACGATAGTCTGGCATCGGCATACGGTTTCCCATACGCTCGCGCTTCAGGCTATCCAGGCACTTCATAACCTTGCCACCTGCTCGAACCATTTCCTCGCAGTTGTCAACAAGCTCATCGAACTTGTTTTCCGTAATTTCTACCATATATCCCATAGCAATTACTTTTTAAAATTGTTACCGCTCAAAGCCTTAGACAGCATGGATTCAATATTGGATAGCGTTCCCTTCATGCCGCTGACCTCTGATTTGAGGTTACTGATGTCTTTTTCCTGCTGCTTTTCCTTAGCAATCTGTGGGTTGATTCTAGTGAGCATTTCCTCGCAGGAGCTTATGACTCCATTGTGGTAATCTACACTTTCCACGACTCCCTTTGAATGTCGCAACATAGCATCAATCTCTGCGCACATAGCTTCTCTGCTGTCACTGACAACAACACCTTCATTGCCGAAGTTCACTATCTGTGCCGTAGATGGCAGCTTTTCGAAATTGACCTGCTGGTCTTCTACTTGTACCTTAACATCAACGGTCGTCTCCAATGTCGGAGTCTGTCCTGGCACGTAGCTAGGATATTTCTGCTGAGGATTGCTGACCGATATTACTTGACCGATTTTTAGAGTCGGCTTTTCTCCTCCCTTGTCTAAGATGTAGAAGAGAGAAGACTGTCTTAGTCCTTGAAACATTTTCTTTCTCTTTTAGTGGGACAGACTTTTCAATCTGTCCCATAGTTAATACTCTGTTAGCCGCCTGTAGGCTGCTGAAACCCAAGCAGTCGGATAATACCGCTCTTCTTATTGATGTATGCCAAAGCCTCCGTAGTTTCAGAAACGCTAGCTCCCGTCACTGCATTTCCCGCATGATCAACAACTGGCACCTTTGTTGTACCGGAAGCTGTTCCGCTAGTGTTGGCAGTTCCGTTAACAGTGGTAGAGCCACTATTTGGAGTTACGATTGTAACAGGAAGTGTCGCACTTGCAGCGGCAACTCCTTGATGTATCTTCAAGAGTACAATGCACTCGCAAGGCAAAGCATTGTAGTAGCAAGGATTGATACCATAATCAACACTCGCATCTGTGACCTGCTGAGCATTTGTCTTCAGCTCATAGATACCGCCTACATCAATACGTTTGATTTGGTTTCTCTGACCGATTGGAATAAATGGATTGAATGGATATAAAGGGAACATAGTTACCTCCTTTCCTAACAACCGCATCCTACAGTTGAACGAGAAGCCGCTACATCACCTGCATAAGCTCCCATGGCGGCAGCAGTATAAACGTCCTTGTTGAATACTCCGTACTGAGGGTACTGAACACTGATGGTATTAGGCAACTTGCACTTGATACCAGCCACCTCTGCCTGCAGTGCAGCCAAAGCTGCATTTACTGGTGTGATGACCTGCGCCTGATAAGACTGCAAAGCCTGTGTCTGATGCTCGTTTGAAATCTGAGCAAGCAGAGCACTATTCTTCTCTCTCAAGGCATCGAGCTTATCCTGCATTGCCTGTGTCTGCATCTGATCCAACTTAGCCAAGACAGACTGATTGTTAGCATCTGCCTTGTCACGGAGCATCAAAGCATTGGCATTTGCCGTATCATTGATGGCGTGGGTCTGCTGACAGATAGACAGCTTGAGGTTGCCATCCATTGCAGTTATGGCGTTGTTGGTCTTGCAGCAGCATTCTGCCAACTGAGTAGCGATGGCATTGTTACCCTGCATGATAGCAGTCAAAATCTGATTAGCATTCATGCCCATCTGATTGCCGAGGTTGCAAATCTGATGACCTAAGCCATTGATTGCAGCCATGACTGCGTCACTTGATGTGTTGAGGGCTGTAGCCAAGCTCTGAACGTCGAAACCATTGCGCTGAACAGCCTGCATGATAACGGCTGTATTGGCATCATTGTTAAGCATTGGCACAACACCGCCCTGTCCGTTAGAACCCATGCAGCGATTACCTCCGAAGAACCCCATACCATTATTGCCCATAAGGATGAACAAGAGGAGGATTGCAAAGATGTCTTCACCCCAACCATTTCCGTTTCCACGGTTGTTCAAGAGTGCAATAAGACCTGGGTCAACACCCTGTCTCTGCATGAGTGCAGGAAGCATAGCCAAGATTCCATTAGAGCCTGTGCCGCTTGTGCCGCTCTCTGGATTGAACACGTAAGTTTTACTTTCCATATCCCGAATTTTTAATTTAACCTTAATATTTAACTAACACTATTTGTAACGTTACGTGTGCAAAGTTAGAAAATTGTTTTGAAATAAGCTATAAGGCTATCATGGTTTTCGTTAGTGGCTCTAAATCAGTGGTTTATGGTGATAGTAGGTAGACTCATTTTTAATCTTCTTAGAACGGAAGAATTTACTTTGCAAACAAAAAGGCGACCGCTCATCACGAGTAGTCGCCCTAGTTATCCAAAAATAAATCTTAAAACCTTAATTAAACAACTTTTCTAAGAACATTTCTTTTTATTCCTTGATATATATAATAAGTACATAACTATGAGTATAAAGCAGAACCAAAACATCTGCCCCGTTTTTAAGAATATCTTCTGCATACTTGACAGAGATTTCTCTTTTATAGAAGGAGCGTTAATCTTATAGAACTGAGAAGTGCCAATCTTTGATAATGAGTCACATCTTTCTCTGTAATATATAAAGCTATCTTTGTATGCTTTATATATACTGATGGTATCGAGTAGCATTCTTCGTTCCTTTTCAAATAAATAGTGACTTTCGTAATGAAAACGATCTTCGCCAATCTTATTCCCTTGCGCATCATATCGGGTTGCTGTGCTATCTTTTACATAGCTGCTATCTTTTATAGCATTTTCTGTTTCTCGCTTTTGGATATGTTGCCATTGCTCGAAGGCATAAGACAATCGGGTAGTGAAGAGGGAATCGAATTTCTTTTCACTCTGCTTGTCTGTGATGAAGGTTTGTGTAGTTACTGCTCTAGGAGTGCTGCACCCTAAGACAGAAACAAGCGAAAGACCTACCACTATGGTAATGATTGCCCATTTCCAAAATCTTATATCATACCATTTCATCATTTATTCAATTTTAGATTACCATACGTAATGTAGCTAAGTCTGCGAAGCCAACCTTTAAGAAAACATTTCTGGTTACCGACTGCAATTCTCTTTAGATAAGCTTTTCTATCTTTCTTGAAGGCTTCGAATAATCTTTCTCCATTGGATTTATTAATGGCATACAGCGTCTTATTACCGATAATACCATCTGCTGTGATACCTAATACAAGTTGCAGATGTTTTACCGCTTTGCTGACTCCGCTATTATAAGCGAAGTCTACTAGCATATTGGCTACGCTCTGATCCTGTATTTGGTCTGCCTTGCAAGCATTCCAATAGTTCTGCTTGAAAACTCGATGAAAGTCTTCCTCAGTAAGGCGTTTTACATCTTCCTCGTTAAGGACACCATCACCATTCTTGTCATACCCGACTCTTCTCCAGGTAGCAAGGGTAATGCCGTATTTTGTAGCGCCACCCCTGTCATGCTTGTTATTTGTATATTTGTCCGTTTCCCAACTGAGGATAAACGGAACGAGTTTACTAGAATCAGCCATGTTTACTTCTCCTCCTCGCTATAATCATTTCCTTGAATAATGCAGCCAAATACAATAATGCTTACTATAATAGCTGCCACCATAATAATCGCTAACATCATATCTTTTCCTCCTTTTCCGTGTAATTTAGATAGTCTGACAAATATGGAATCTTCTCGATAAATTTGAAGCGCATGAGATAATAGAGGAAACTCACTACATACCAAGGAGGGGTACCCTTCTTGAATATCTGTTTCAAGTTCTTCAGAATATTGCATCCATAGAACCACAATACTAGATACGAGATAAAGGAAACACATTGAACGGAACCTTCCATTTGTCCTTTGAATCGCCCGATTGCATATACTGCTGCACAAAGAACGAAGAACACGGTAGCGTGACCGATGCACACAACTGCTTTCTTCAACTCGAAGTTCTCTCCTTTTGCAATCATGCCACTAAGATAACCGAAAATAAAGTTGAGGGTGAAGACGATCATAAGCGAAGACAACTCTCCTTCAATCGGTTTAAGATAGGCGAGGAGTGCAAGAACTACGCCTACAACAATATCTTTAATTCTATCTGCCATACTACAACTATTTGATGATTAAACAATAACGCTGCAAATATACAATAAAATATTTAATCACCAAATAGATTTTACGAAAAAGTGCAAAACTTTATGCATTCATATAAACGCATATATATATATATTTGAAGAAATATTGTATATAATTGTATATAATTTCCTCGAAATATTGTATTTTAAAAAGCATCGAAATTTGGAATTAAAACAAAAATCCCCTATACCACACCAATAGTATAATCGTTATGTATAATTTAAGGCAAAAAGTGCGTATATTTTTCTGGGAAATATGTGTGTGTTTGTCTATTATATTGTACCAAAATAAAAAAGAGAGGCAATCACTTACCTCTCTTACTCTTAATGAAGTGCAGAATATCCCACTTCTTCCAATATCGGGTGTGACCTCGCTTCTTGCACTCGCCATTGGGCAAATCGCCCCTAGCCACCATTCTGTTAAGGGTAGCATCTGAAACGTGAAGCTTCTCCTTGACTTCCTCGGTAGATAGCATCGGATTGAGCATATCGGGGATGATGTCACACAATCTATCTAGGTCATCGTCACTCATTCCGCAAGCGGTGACCTTTTCTCCGTTCTTCTGCTGTTCGTCTGCCTTAAAGCAAGCATCACTCAACGACTTAAAAGCCGTGCCGAGCAACTTATAATTCAATATCTTTCCCATTATGCACAGATTTTACGTCCTAACTTACTTCGACTGATAAACAAATCCACAAAAGAGTACAGATAGAATATTGCCGTTATTACCATGATAGTGTAGCAGGAATCTATCATATCTTTGGTGGTATACCAGCTCCATTCAACGATGTGAGCAGCATTGATGCTTGCAAAGTAGAAGAAGGGAATGCGGTACCTCCAACACAAGAAGAAAAATCGGCTTGCCACTATAAGAACCATAGGTAGAATGTATACCATGAAATATATGTAGAGATAGCAAGGCGTATTTTCTGCGTATGGGATGAACATTTCCCTTGGATGCTGCGAGAAATCCCACATTCCATAAGCGTGGAATAACATAAGCGTAATCGGAACGTACTTGCAGAACCATCGGAAGAACTTCAAAATCCTCCTTGAATATCTGTTACAATGCTTCATCAGCAAATCCATCACCTCACTGATGTCCTTGTCTTGCAACCACTTTAATAGGTTGTCTTCGTCTTCTTTATTCATAAGCGTTGATTTAAATTTAATGATGGTGCAAAGATACACTTTTATGCGCAAAATCAACGAAAATGAGAATATTTTTGTGTTAAACTTCATAAAAAAGTAATAACCTGTAAGTTCTGTTACCGATTTTTGTTACCAAAATTGAAGAAAATGGTAACAGAAACATTGCACTTTCGCTGACATGATAACAGAGCCTATAGAAAAATTCGATGCAACACACTTCCCTGACGGACGAGAAAAGAACAAGGCGGTCACCATGTGGTGAACCGCCTCATCTGTTCCTATCCTTCTAGTAAATCAACAATCTGACCATAACCACCTACAGCCATGACAGGACAGAGTATCTTCTTGATAAGAATAATGTCCTCGGCTTCGAGGTCCACGTTTTCGGCATCCTTGCCTATCTTGCAGGCTACCCGATAAGCACGCAGCTTTTCTTCGCCCGATAGCTGAATACTCTGATTGTCTATCACCTCGAAGAGCACCTTACCTACAATATCGCCCATAATCTGTGGCTTGTAGGTTTCCTCTCCGCTCTCGTTCTTTACTGGTGATACTATCACCTCACCCTTCCAATTCTTGAAAGGTACATTGAAATTCTTTTTCATATTTCTTACTTTTTAATAATTATATTGCTATTTCCCAATAAACCAATTTACGTTCCAATTACTACCATCATATATTAATTCTGTTGTCTGGTTGTATAGACCCGAAGTGAAGCTATTTTTACAAACTTTGTGCCAACACATATTATTAAGTGATGATTTAATAACAAAGTTGTCACAAAGTTGTAGAAACTTATAATATTGACCTCTCTGAGGTTTCGCTGGAAGTGTAATAGTTACGACTTTGGTTACTATAACGAAACAATCCATATCCGTCAACTCCATACTTCTGTCTATTTTCCTGGTCATCGGTCTAAATCCTCCATACATGCCATGTTCTGCATATATTGCAAAGTTACCATACACTGCATTATTCAAATTATATACAGGATTATTGTACTGCTGAGAATCATCGCACCCTGTTACAGAAATGCGTATACCAGACTTCAGAGTATCATCACCTACGGAAAAGATATCCTCTATTAAAAGATTACTCAATAATGCTGGTAACTGGTAAGTAGTCCGATACTCACCAAGCCAAACCGTCCTTTTTCTTTCCGATTTCCATGTATGCGTATCTGGATTTAAAGTCCTGCTATATCCACGAAACAACATAAAGTTATTGTATAAGGCGAAACCAGGCTCCTCATCATCGTATCCAGATATATATCTGAGACTCGTTTTATCCAATAAAAAACAGCCAAGCGTGGCACTTGTAGATACCATGTGCCCTTCATTGGTAACATAGAATGGAGATTTAGCTGCCGTATCAGCACCAACAAACAACGGAGCATTGGCATTATTCACCTTGCACGCGTCAATCTCGTAGTTACCGAAATAACCTACCTTGGTAGTTCCATCCTCAGACTTCGCCCAAAGATGCTTAACCTCGATTTTATCTGCATCAATCAGGTTAGCATTGAGCTTCTTGCCTTCTGTATCAAAGAGGGCAATGGTGCTGCCATCACTACCAATAACGCTCGTCTGCTTCGCCTTGATAGCAACTTGATTTCCGCTAATAACAATACCTGCCGCAGCCAAATCCTTAACCAACTGAGAAAAGTCTGCAAGCTGACCGATACTCATCTCCTTGTTGGTAATGAGCGTAACTTTCTCCCTGAATACCTCTTCATTGTCAGTACGTGCCTTGCGGTTGACACGCTGCGAGGCAAAAAGATGTACTACCTTTTTCATAGGCTGTTATCCTCCTTTTAATGAGTACTGATATAATTGTCTATAACATCCGTAGCTACAGCCTTCGCCTTCGTGCGCCATGATTGCATAGCTTCATACTCTGCTTCATGCTCCTTATCATCGGCATCAAGCTTCTTGCCATCCGCAATTTTGGCAAGATTGGCGAAATGGTTATTGATGATAGCTTGCATCTTGTCGGTCGGATAAGCGGATGAGACGATTGCATCAACTATCTTACCTCGCTCCAAAGGATGCTCGATACGGACAACGTGGGCAGCATAAGCCATTCGGGTGTTTTTTTTACCTTCGCTGCTATCCATGCTATTTTCCAACTCAATCTGTTCAACATCGAAATTGATGCGAATAGTATTACCCTCATACTCAATCAGATTAGGTGAGTAATCGAATGTAGACTTTCTAATATCCATGATATATCCTTTCTTTTTAAACTTTACACTTATGCTTTTGTTCCTACAATTCTAAAATCAGGGTTTCCACTCTGATTCATTCTACGCAGCTTGCCCATAAATGGGAACTTTTTGTTGTCTGAGCACCATCGCAACTGGTCAACAAGCTTCTTATTGTTAGTAAAGAACTTAAACTTCTGTCCATTTTCCTCAACGCTAACAACATTACTCTTCCCCGATTTATGAACCTTGCTATCTACGTCAAATTCAACATCAAGAAAAACGATAGGTCTTTCAGCGAAGTAGCTTGCGCTCATTCTCTGACCTTCAAACATCTTCTTTCCGTTTGCGTCCCTGTCCTCAATTTCGGGCATATCAAAATCTTCAAAACTATTCATTTTCGTTATCATTCTCCAAAGATTAAAACCATTACAATGCATCAACCACCCTTTATAGCTCATAGCTACTTGGTATCTTCTCATTGGGTCTTTAAGGTTATGCATCTTCTTTTTGAATTTCTCCTTCATGCGCTTTCTTAACATTGTATGATTGAAATAAAATCGGTAACCGACAAAATCAAGGAAATGAGCTTCATCAATTATCTGCATTCCGATATTATCGTGCAACTGCTGGTGCATCACTTTATCAGCATATTCCAATATGAAGTTGATGGCTTTCCATACTTCCTTCTCGTTTTTACCCAATATAATGACATCATCACAATATATTTCTACCTTAACATCAAATTTCCTACATACTAATCTACATAAGATACTCATATAGAAATTGGTAAGTGTCTGAATAGGATATAGACCAATACCTAGACCTTTCGGTAAGGCAAAGATAACTTCATGCAAAATTCTTCTAACGCCTTTATCGGTAAAGAAATCACACAGAGATTTGTATATCTCCTGCTGGTCTACGTTCTCATAGAATTTAACGAAGTCAAGTTTGCAATAGTACAATCTTCCACATGACTTATTCTCGTCTATCCATCTTTCTGTTCTGCGCTTCGCATAAATCATTCCTCTGCCTTTTACACTTGCCCCACTCTCTATGTAGAGAGCTCTTATAAGGTACGGCATCAGAATTTGCATCAAGGCATGCTGCTCAACGTGGTCTGGGTAGTACGGAAGCTTATGAAGCTTTCTTACCTTACCGCAAGGGCATCGTCTCATACAATCGTGCCCTTCGCTAGTCTTATAAGTTCCATCTATAAGACTTCTCTGTAATCTCAAAAGATTACCATTATAGTCTTTGTCGAATATAACCACTCCCTTCTTTCCTTCCTTACCCTTGCGTGATTTCCTTACCGCAATATTGAGGTTAGTCATATCACTGACAAGCTCTACTCTGACCTTTCTGTGCTTCTTTCGCAGTTTAGCCTTTCGCTTATACGCCAGCTCTTGTGTGTCCGTCATTTTTATACTTCAACCAATATTTCAAAAATCGCTTTCCTTATCAATAGGCTTTCTACACTCTCGGCTCACTGGCTTTCGGCACATACGTACAACTGTATCACTTACTTGCGAGAGGGGACTCTGTTGTAGTCGGACATACCCAACTGCTCATACCCAACGCCTTTAATCTTCGCTCTGTCGGAATAAATATCCCTCCATCGAGACAGGTTCAATCATGTGCTCTCTCGTCCAAAAGCTATCCCGTAGCTTTACGACTTGCGAGGAACAGTGTAAATTATATAGTCATTCTAAAAATAGAAATCTTGTGTAGTAATTCAAGCGAGCGCCGATGTTCGTCCTCGAGTTCGAGAAACCGTTGTTCGAGTTCGCATACGAAAGACCGCATTGCGACCTGTTGTTAGCGTTACCCCCAACGTTCAGCAGCTCCATGATGTATCACCTTTTCTTCACCCACTCCGTGGTTGTAGAAAATCTTATCGCACGGAATTGGGTTATTTATATTTTTGTGCTTCTGCGAATCCTATTAAAAGGAGATTTCAACTTTTTAGTTTCAATCTTGCGTTTTATATTATTTTTATAAATTCTCTATTTCTGTCTAGCTCACTGGCAGATGTGCAGCCAACGCTAGGCGTTGTCTCACATCGCCATGAGCTCCGAACCGCTCACGATTGTCGGGTTTCCGTAGAAAGCCAAGCGAGCGCCGAGGTCCGGCCACGAGAACGAGAAATCGTTGCCCGAGTACGCAGACGAAAGACCGCATAGCGACCCGTCGTAAGCGTTACCCCCAACGCGCAGCAGCTCGCCACTTGTAAAAGCCCAGAATCCATCGCAGTAGTACGTACTATCACCGCCTTCTACGGCTTGCGGAAACGCATCCCAATATGCACCCAGTGTCTTTCGTGTAATATACTCTCCATTTGCTGATGACGGAATGGTAAATTTTCGCCCATTTGCCGTATTACTTACCTGATTACCGCTATAGACAACAGCGTATTGGGTATCTCCATCCATGTAGAAACGGATGCCTTGACGGAACTCCCAAAGCTTACCCCATAAATCCTCAAAGCCAAATAATTTGACAGGGTATTGATTACCGAGAGTAGCATCGTTATAGAGCACCTTACCGCTACCATCACCGAGAGATATACACTTACCCATCTGTACATCACGACATGCTTCCCACGATGAACTTTGAAATCCAGAACCTATAACGGATTGACTATTGAGGTTGCCAAAACTTACCTGATATAACGCTTCGATAAGGCATTGAAATCCGTAGTTAGCAAGACCGAATTTAGAACCAAGCTTTTGTGCGCAAGACCAAAAGCTACTCATAGTCCTAGAATACGATGGCGAAACGTTTGGTCTGGAATGTCCTACACTATTACCATCTACATACATTTCGTAAGCACCTACCCAATTAGGAGAATCGAAGGTTTTGCCACCTGAGATAGGGAATAGACCACCGAATTGCAAAGTCTTATTATCAGCCTTGAAATGGCAATCGGGAAGATGAACCATCGTCTCATACTTAGAGGCATCATCCACCTGTGTTCCGTCAGCAAAGAACTCCCAGTTACTAGGGTTTAGCTTTGCAGCATACACCTTGCCGTTAACTACCTTCATCATATATCCACCCATCGCTCTCTGATACATGCTAGCCATAAATGGTGTAGGTAAATCAAACTTCGGATTTGAAGACTGCTCCAAAGTGATTGTAGGGTAGAAGATATTATTACCCATCATCTTCTGAAGGTCACCGAGGCTTAATCTACGAAGAGCACCATCGGCAACAATCAGAAAGGTCTGGTCGGCATTCATTGCCGACACGACTTGTTTCTCTGTTAATTTTACACCCATATATATTATATTTTAAATGTTACTAATCTATCAACGGATTGCCATTCTCATCAAGCAAGTAATTGTCACCTTCGTCAAGGAGATAGTCGTTGGCAGGTCTCTGTCCGTATTCTATCTGTTCTTCAAGATAATCGCTCTCAACATCGCCAAGACCAGATTCCTTGATTGAGAAGTAGCATGAATCTCCCTCTTGCCAAGACTTACTTGTGACGATATTACCGTTAGTTGCTTCGGTATGCCATTGCAATTCTACGATGCGGTTAGGGTATTCAACAACCCTTCCGTTGTACTCCAAAATAGCCTTGTTGCTTCTGTATATCTTACCCCATTCAATATCATTGCATACCATGAACTTAGGCTGTCCGAAAGAAGTATAGAACCTAGAAGCGGAAAATTGGAACTGAGCAACAGCCTTACCGTCTATTACCGCCTTGATGGTATAATTATTCTTCTCTACAAGTCTAAGGTCAAGCACAATCTCTGATGTGGAGATAGAGATAATCTCGTTAGGGCTTGAAGCAGACGAAGCGGACATCTTAGTCGTTCCACGATATAGCTCGATTGCAAATCCGCTTGTAATTCTATCCTTAGACTTATATACATCAATCGGAATATGACATTCATACTGATTGCCGTCAAAGCAAGCGTTTCTTGCTTCCGTAGATGCAGATATGATGTTATTAGCAACCTTATACTCGTAGAGTGCCAGTTTGTCAAGGAATGGGTTATATGATATATCAGTATCTTCCCGAATTCCCATACCATAGGTATCTGCACCCTTATCTGCCGTATACAGAGTGATAGGGTCAGCGGTGATATGCAATACAGAGTTCGTTCTGTAATCATACAGGTCAGCTTCGAATTGCAACTGCTGCTTATCATTACTTGAAAGATTCCTCTTTATAGTGAGTTTACCACGACTAGTAGTATTGCTCGCATCAATACTATACTTACCGCTCCAAGCATTAATCTTAGAGATGTCCTTCCATTCAGTACCAGTAGAAACCTTCCACACCATATTAGCAAGAGACATATTCGACAGCTTGCTATCCCATGATTCATCCTTTGCCGTAGCGTTGACTTGTGGATAAGCAACACATTCATATCCTTCCTGTGTTCTGTCTGGGAAGAATTTATCACCCGACATGGTCTGCATGAATGGAGACTTAGGCGATGCGCACACCACTGATACAGAAACGTCCAAAGGTGCGAATTTTCTATTCGCCTTGTTACTAACTATTGGCATAAGCGTTCCTCCTAATCTTCAACTGTTAAATAAGCATCTGCTGACACCGATACACCTATGATATTCTTGTTCTCGTCAATCGTATCAGCATTCCTTACAATGAATCCATCACTGACGTTCTTTGCCCAAGTCATCGTCTCCGAGCGTTTATTCTCGATGTTACCTTTGCTATCAGTATAGATAACGAAGGTAACATTACCAGTTATACTATTCGGTACTTTACCTGTCTCGCAGTTGGTAACGATACAGCGAAACGTCTGATTACTATCTTCATCAACCTGACCTTCTGAATTAAGGGCAATCTGATAAATATCAGAAATATCATCAATGCTGATACCTGTTCTATACACGGCAGCACCATCAACAACGAACTCAAGGACGAAGAGCTGATGACTATCTACATAGAGTTTGTCCGAATCTCCCGTCTTATCTCTGTGTATAGTGATACCGCTTCCCGGATTTGTGTAAGTTCCTGCAAGGTCTGTTCCGCTGCCACGATACAGATTAATAGAATAGGTAGAAACCTCTCCACCTGCGGAGTTAAACAGCCAAGGTCTGAGGATAGCTTGCGTCTGTCCCTTGCTTAATACCGTAGTATCAGCAGACACACCTCCGAAATAAGATGAGCCACCCAACATAGATACCAATATATCAATGCTTTTCTCCATTGGGTATATACTAGCTCCCAATACGGCATCGCCCGAATAGGTAAGAGTAACGGAATCTTGATTGACCTTAGATGCGAGGTCTGCGACAATAGAGAGAGAACCATCAGTATGATTAAGTTTGAATCTATTATCAACAGTCGAGGTCTCCCATCCAGTACCGCTAGAGCTGAATCCTAAATTTTTTCCGTTGTAAGACCATGCGTGATTTGTCAGTGTTACGTTGTTTTTACGTGCAGAGCAAACAGATGGAGTGATGATAGGATGCGTTCCGCTTTCGCTCCAATTAGGTGACACGGTAAACGTATCTGGGTTCAAACCTTGAAAGAGCGGTACACCATTCGTTTGCAGACTGAGGGATAATGTGTCACCCTTCAATGCTCGTCTGACTGCTGCGGTTGCCGAAAGATGAATTTCTTTTCCCATATTTTTAATCTCCTATTTTTTAAACTTTAATATATTCTTGATGAATTTTTCCTGTTGTGGTCGTTGCTGTGAATACAAATTTCGCAGTATCACCCTTGCCCAAATCGTCTTCTGTTCCATCATTAGACCAGACAATATCTATTGAGCCATTGAAGTTCTTAACCTTATCTTTAGTCGCCCATGCAGCATCATCTAAGGAATCATTGGTTTTGCGTGTCACCTTCCATGAAGCTACTCCGTTTGATACATCTTTATCACCAAGCATTAGCTTGCAAGTAATGTTGTGTGTCTCGCCTATAGAGATACCGCTGTAAACAATATCTGTATATAGGATAACTTGCGGCTTATATATATTCGTAGTCGCCTTCCAATAAGGTGAATCCTCAGATGGTTCATCTGTTGTGGTCTGTCCTTCTGGAGAGATACAGAGCCATCTTGTGCCAAGCCATGTAACCTCATCATAGTAGCTGTATTCCGTACCTTCCTTCCAATCACCACGATAGACGGGAGTCCAAATCTTCTCTCCGTCAACGGTGGTTATGTGGTAGTACTTTGACACGATGTTGATGCCGTTGAATCCTACATCGAAGATGGATTTGCCTTTAAGAGAATAGGAGTTGATACCTCGGTACATGGTGAACGTAGGTGCGGAATCTCCTTCGGTCTCCATCATCAGAAGGTGCTGTCGGCTTCTGTCACTTCTGTTACCCATGAGGACGATGGTATCTCCTACAGCAGGGTTATCCGAGCCTTCCATGCAGTTGTCCTTCGCAATCTGAATCCAAGCGAACTTCTTTCCGTCGTAGAGTTCGTGACCTTCCGAATCCGTGATTGCCTCGTTCTCGGCTGATACCTTTGTGACAAGTCTCCAGTAATCTTTGTTGCTGACGTTCTCATAGACACCAGCCTTGATGTTGAACGTCTTGCACCTAACTTGGTCTTCCACCTTGAATGAGTTGATAGTGGCGGTCGTTCCATCATCAGCGAGGAGATAGCATTTCCAGCCAATCAGCTCATTCGTTGTCTCGCTATATACTTCCTTGATGTAGCTTATCTTACCAGCAGCAGGGGAGAGGACGATATTACCTCCAACGTAGCTGAGTTCACGTATCAAGAGGGTGTTGAAAATTGCCTTACCCCATACTATCAAATCCGTAAGCAACATTTGAAACTTACCATCGCTTCGTTGCTTAATAGCAAAACCACTCTGCTCTGCCTCGTTAAAATCGAGTGATTTCAAGAGATTCACCAACACACTAGAGAGGATAGCGTTACCACTTCCGTCTATGCTAAACTCATTTGAGTGACCGAGGAAGAAGCCTTGCAAGAACTTCTGTACCTTTTCCCAAGTGATAGTTCCTTTTGCGGTGTTATCCTGCAGCCTAGATACAAACTCCATCCTAGAACGTCTAGCAGAATAAACGTTACTATCGGATGCAGGAGTGGTATCGTTCATGCCGATTACATAGACACCTCCACCATTACCGCTTCCTGTGCCGCCTATCTGCATTCCATTCACCTTGATGGAATCAACCTTGTCTTCCAACTTACCCAACCGGCTAGTAGCTGCCTTCTCGCCAACCGTGTACTGAGGGTGGTCGTAAGGGACATCCAGAGGTATCTCCATGCCGATGATACGAGAGTTTCGGTAGTGCTTGCCATCCGCATCCACCTGCGCAAACATATCATTAATCAGCTTTACCTGTTCACCGAGAGGATGGTAATCGTATGTTCCATCATTGTAGAACTTATCGCCATCCATCGTGCAGGTGAAGTTTGAGTTGCTGATCATGGTTTTCTGATAGTACTGCTTCGCTCTATCGAACAGAGATAACTGAGCAGTAGGGATGAGGTCCGTATCTGTAATCTTGGTTGCGTCCCAATTGAACAGGAAGTACTTATCACCTACCTTCGGGCACATAACGCCATCGGGAAGAGTTCTTCCGTAAGTGTCATTAGCAACAATCTCAAAGTAGTTAACCTTGTCAATGACTTTGAAACTAACATCGAACTCCATACCCATGAGAGCACCGCTAGTGAACTTGATGCCTAAAGTGAGGTTACTCTTTATCCAACTCTCCTTGAAGCTATTAGTGAAAGAGTCTGTAGAAGTGACCTGCCAAAACGTCTGTGTAGTCTTAGTCCCGTCTTCGTTATCAACAGTGCTATCGTAGGTCTTGATTCTGCTCACCCTGCATTCAACCTTCGGGTATTCGTCCTCGAACATCACGACACCTTCGATAGCCTGCTTATCGTTCTTCACAACATTCACGTTCTCCAGGTAGCCATCCTTTGCGTAGAAACCATCACTATCCACTTCCTTGTTAGGGAGCATGAGGTAATCAGTAGCAACACCATCGGTAGTGACGTCCGCATCGGCACCAGTGAAATATCCTTTCGGGATATTCCTGTCTGAGCCGAATGCGTACAGTCTTGTGATATAAGTTGACTTAGATTCCGAATAGGACATAGACAGAACATTAACATCTTGTTCGAATGTTGTCTGCCCTTCCATTTCGCAATATCCAAGGTATATAATAGAGCCATCTATCCACCACTCGCAGTTGAGTGCGTCTTCGGAACAGATAGCGTTGAGAGCATCAAGAATACTGATGGAGCCGTACTCGATCAAGAATCTCTTCTGGACATCGAAAGCCTTGTTGTTGTACGTAGTGTAGTCAACGGAGAAATCCTTGCCATTGTACGTAAGCCCTAGCGCCTTTAGGTTGCCGAGTATAACGTTCATGTGTACACCTACAGTTGTTGTGAGGTTGAAGGAGGTCTCGTTGGCTCCGTGCTGAGGGCGATACTTGCAAATCTTATTCTTCCAAGACATATAGTAGGCATCCATCTGCATTTCGTAGTCGTAGCCATCACTATTATTGTGCTTAGGGAAGTATGATGATGTAAGCTCAAAGTAACCGAAGTCGGGAATCTCCACGGAATCACCAATCTCGAAATAGATAGGAGTAGCCGTAGTGAACTTCAATATGATGTAGTGGTGGTCCATAAGCTGATATGACAGCTTAGAACCCTCACCGAAGTCCTCTAATGTGAAGAACACCTTGTTGTTTCTCTTAATCTGAATCATGAGCTTGCGTATTTACTTGTTTCACCTCTGTCACTAGGGTCTGGCTCGTTGAGCTTTAGGCTGAACTTTGCCATTTCCCGAATGCACTGACTAAACTGAGTGCAGGAGAGATAGATACACCGATACCACACATTAGGCTGGAATCGGGTGCGGATAACCAACTCTCCCTTTGCAAGAACCTCCTCGCAGAACCTAGAATAGTTCGTCATGAACGTATCTGTGTCCTTGGCGGTCATATTGAACGGCAGCGTTATCTCCCTCTCATCCAATCTAGGATTGTGCTTGATAACCGACTTCCCGTCCTTTGAGCGATATTTGTTGCTGATGAACTCCTTGTTTGGTGCAGGGGTCATGAGCGCACTGAGGGCAGTTTCGTCTAATAATATGCCCCACGTAAGATAGGCATCCTTGCCATTGATATAAAGTTGACCATTAAGCATAACTATTTAATCATTAAATAACCTCATAGGCTTCGCTGTGAGCCGCTTTTGCTATTGCCGAGTATAGTTGTAAGGGTTGACGAGCGAAAAGCCTATAGAGGTCAAATATCCTTTAATCTTCTGTTCATGTCATCCAGCTTGGCTCCGAAGTCATTATATGTAAGCTTTGAATACTTCACGATGTCTTCGAGGTAGCTGTTTGTCATAATCATCATGTTTCTAATCTCCAATACTGCGCCATTGGTTGAGATTCCGAGTGTAACGATGCTCTCCATCTGTGATATGGTGGTAGTCATGTTCTGAGCGATGGATTCTCCTGCTATCTGCAGGGCGGTGAAGCGACCATTCAGCTCGTCTGCGGTATCTTGCCCCATAGATGCCCATCCTCCGCTTGTTGCGGTCTGTGATGAGGATGAGGAACCAGTGTAGCCAGTTACCTTTGCCCACTCGTCACGTCTCTTCAAGCCTTCCTGGACAATATCATCGTAACGCTTGTTGAATGCTTCTATGTCTGTTTCGGTAAGCTTGCCATCGTTGTCCTTGATAGCCTTCGCCCAATCATCATAGAGCTTCTTCAAGTCTCCGTTGATAAGGTCTTCCATAGAGTAGGAGAGAAGAGCCTTCTGCATCATTTCAGCGAAATCGTCTGCAAAGTCCTGCGCTGACTTGCTCATATCCATAAGGTCTGACACGAAGCTATCCTTCATGCTGTCAAAGGAAATCTGCGTAAGGCTTTCATTCAGCTTGTCTGATAACTCATCCAGCTTGCCCGCTTGGTCTATGTAGTCATTCAACTTCTCCGTCAGACGCCCACCATAGTTACCCTTTCCAGTGTTCTCAATGTGCTCCCAGATAGCAACGTTGCCACGGAGGAGCTTCATTTCCTCTGGACTAAGGGAGAATAGGTCGCCATTGAAGTCTGATTTGACGTTCTTCTTGATCCAATCCATCTCATCACTACCGAAGCCACCCCAATAGCGATTCCATGAGCCGTGCGAACCGTGATAACTTGCCTGCGCTTTTGCGATGTCGAGGTAGTTCTGATTGGTCTTCTGCTGATTCTTATAGGCTTGCTCGTAGTATGAGGTTGCCTTGGAACCATAGGAGTTTTCCATTGCGTCAGTCAAATCCTCGATGGATTGCTGCAAGAGGGTGTTTCTGTCCGTCAGTCTTTCGATGGTGTCATTGACTTTCTTTGCATTTCCATCTACACCGAACAGACTATTGAAGCCACCGAATGAAAGCGTGTTGAGGATATGAGAAACGTTGTTCCCGATACTCTTCAATGGCTTCATAACGATGTCACCCGATAAAGCATCATCGAGGATGCCCGTTACTGCGCCAAAGACCGTGTCCATGAGGTTGCTGATGAGTGTTCCGAAGCCATCTTTCAGAATATCGAGGATGCCGAGTATTGCGGAAATTATTTCACCTGCCATACCGCTATCCCCTAAAGCTTTCGTCAGAGATTTAGCTGCGTCACTATCTTTACCGAGCAATCCTTGGATGCCCTTTGCAAGCGTGTTGGCAACGTCCTTCTGCATAGTACCGCCGAAAAGCTTGTCAAGCCCTAGAATGGAGTTTCCTATGCCTTTGAGTGACCCCGATGTGAGGCCTTGCAAACCATTTTCAAGCTGCTGAAACTGAGAAACTGCCTTCTGTGCAGATGTCTGCAAGTCTGATGATGCCTTCTGAACTGATGAACCGAACTCCAAAACGTTGTTAGATGCGGTAGCAAGTACGCCCTGCGCTCTAGAGAGGTTGGCTTCAGCCTTGCTGATACTTGTCTTGTCACCGCTCTTCTTAGCCTTGGCGAGGTCTTCCTGCGACTTGGTAACGGCTTTCGTGGCTTCAATCTCTCGCTCTTGTGCGTCAATATAGCCCTGCATGGCTGACTGATAGGAGTTTATATCGTCAGAGACTTTCTTGAAGATGTCGCTATCCCAGATGGTGGCAGAACCTTGTAGCTTGGAGATAAGTTCCTGTATAGTCTTCTGCTCATTAACATCTGTTGTGCTCTTGGAGAGCTCTTGCAGCTTCTCAATGGTAGGCTCAAGTTGGTCCTTGAACATAGCACCGAAGTCTCCGAAGACGCTTCCCCAATCGATGTTCTGTCTGATGGCATTTATCTCGATGGTTTGGAGGTCCTTCTTTCTCTGCTGCTGAAGAGAGAGCTTTTCGCCTTCCGTCTGAGCCTTGGCAATCTTCTCCTCGTACTCCTCGGCAATGGCTTGCTTCTGTTGATAGAGAGAACCATACTCCTTCAAGTAGTCACGCATAGAGGTGAGGGCTTCCCTGTTGACCTCATCAAGCTTCTTGTTATACTCTTGGGTAGCGAGGTCTCTTGCCTTATTGAGGGCATTGGACTGAGCAGAGGTAAGGGTTACTTTCTTGCCAGCTTCCTTGTTTTTCTTCTTGAACTCTGCTTCCTGCTTGTCAATCTCGGCTTTGCGCTTGGCATAGTCGTTCTTGATTTGAGCAAGCTTCTTCTCCGTGCCTTCCTGCATCTGAGATATATCGGTGTCGATATTTTCCTGCTGCAGCTGCTTCAAGTCCTCGTTCAGTTCCTCCTGGGCCTTCTTCCGGTCTTCTGCTAGCTTCTTGGCATCGGCGTCTGCTTTCTTTGCTTTGGCAGCGTTCTTCTTGGCATTGGCTTCTGCCTCTTCCTTCTCGCGCCGCTTCTTCTTGGCATCGTCTTCTGCCTTGGTCTGCCTGGTGTTCGCCGCATTGGTGTAATCCCATCCTCGCTGTGCGATATCTTTGGTTGACATCCATTTGCCATTGACCAGCGCACCAGACTTCTTGTTATTTGCAAGGTCGCGTGCCAAAGCAGAGAAGTATTTACCTAAGCGTCCTAGCTCCGGAATATTCATATTCTGCATCCACGATGGTATCTTGGTATCGAAGTTGACGTGGAAGTTGATGTTGTTCTCGGAATAGTTCTGCATGAACTCCTTGACACGGTTGTAGAGAACGTGTACATCCTCGCCGGCACCCTGGAGTTGCTTCTGCAAAGCATTTATCCTTTCCTTAGTAGAAGTGGCCTTGTTTCCGAAATCCTCTGTTGCATCTGCAGCCTTGTTGATATTATCTGCCTCCTCGGTATGCAGCTTCTTTGCAGCTCGAAGTTCATAGAGATAACCAATCAATGCCTTCCTGGCATCGCTTGTCTTGTCTCCTGTAAAACCGAAAGCATTAGCTAGCTTTTCTGATTCGGATATCAAAGAAGCCTCTAACTGATTGTATTGCTTCAGATAGGTCTGATACTCCTTGGAGTGCTCATTCAAGCCAGCCATCTTCTGTGTTAGGTCATCAAACTGCTTGATAACCGAGTCAGATACGATGTTCTGTATGCCGACGGCTATACCGCTGCTAGAGGTTCCATAATCCTTCAACTTACCCAAAAGGGCTTGCTGAGCGCTATCCACACGGTTGTTGTATTCTTCATTAGCCTTGGAGATTGCATTGGCTCTGTTGCGCTCTGTGGCCTCCAGCTTGATTTGTTCGACGAGTTCTTTAGATTTATCTATCTCCTGCTGCTTAACATCCACAAGGTTGCTCTCGTCTTCCTTGATCTTGTCAATAGCAATCCCGTAGTTGTCATAGATGTTTGACAGCTCCTTGATGGTGTCCTTGTAAACCTTGGAGCCTTCCTTTGCAGTCTTCAGAATGGAGATTAGCGACTCGACCTTGCTTGATGCTTCATTTGCACTCTCGGTAAATTTGGAAGTCTTGGTGGCGGCATCCTCAGCGCTATTGCCGAAAAGATTGAACATCGTGACTCCAGCTGCTACTGCACCAAGAACCAGACCGAGAACATTTGAAGAAGAGACCAAATTGAACAGAGCCATGGCATCCTTGGCGGTTGTGATAGACTTCGCTAAAGACAAGAATGCTTTCGCACTCTCCCAAGCTACCTGTGCCTTAGATATTGCTATCATTGTTATCACCGCAGCCTTGTATGCTCCATACGCTGCAACGACAGTCATAAGCACCTTGCCTACCGTCTCCCAATTCTCAACAAGGGTGGAAACGACTCCCAATCCGGTATTGATAACACCCTCCTGGGATTTGCCGAGGTCATTGAACATCTGCTCGATGGCATCCTCAATGTTGCTTATCTGACCTGTAATAGTCTTGGACTGAGCCTCCATCAAGCCACCGAACTTGCTACCCTCGGCGGTCATACTCTGCATTGCCTGGATGAAGATATCGCTGGTAACCTTGCCTGCCTTGATTTGCTTCTGGACCTCCTTGATGGCATTGGTAACGTCAAGACCCATAACCTTGGCTATCTCGTCTGCGATAGGAATACCTCGGTTGAGGAACTGATACAAATCCATCGTGTCCATCTTACCCTTGGCGATGGTGGTGCCGTAAAGCATCACGAGGTCTTTAAGGTTTAGACCCATACCTGCTGCAACGTCTCCCAATCCGATAAGCGTCTTGTTGACATCCTCGGCCGCTACGTTGAACGCAAGGAGCTGCTTGGCTCCCTCTGTAACGTCTTCAACCCCGAAAGGTGTGACGGCTGCCGTGCGGATTAACTGCTTCATGAGAGCATCGGCTTTCTCCTCAGACTGCAACATCGTCTTGAATGCCATTTCTGTCTGCTGGAACTGACCGCGGACCTGCATCATCTGATTGACGAACTTGCCAATGCTCCAACCGCCAATGGCAATGTTCATACTGTTCTGTATATTCGAGATTACATCGTCAATAGACTTTCCGTCCTTCTCAACCCTCTCAGCAGTCTGATGAACTGCGTTCTGAATGTCTCGAAAACCGGAAACGACCTTGGCTGTCTCGACTATTGTATCGAATTTAATGCTTGGCATAATGTTCTATTTTTCCTTGAATTTATACTCAGTTATAAAGAATCGCCGGGGAAACACCAAATATGAGTGTCCGATATGGGAACTTTACGTGCGTGCGCAGGAAGACTTCGGTTAAATCTCGGTCTCGGACTCTATAACCGCCTTCATTACCGCCTCCTTGTTGTTGCCATCGATGACCTCTTCCCCTGCTGCCGGTATATGGGCTTTCTTCCTCTCCTCGTCAGACAGATAGATTGAAGTAATCTTGTCTTTGAGCATGAGAGTCAGGTTGTTATACGATATTCCCCATACCACGTAATCGAAAGTCCATCCGTATCTTTCGCAAGCAGCGTCTATTAGAGTTCCCCATATTGTCTTTCCTCCGAAGATAAAGCTATTCTCCGACTTCTTTGCTGCGTTGACCTTTGCCATACGCTTCGCTTCTTCTTCCATTCCTGTCTCTTTGGCTATTGTCTGGTATGAGTTAGCCTTAAGGATGATGATGAGTAGTGTAGCTATATCCTCGTTGGAGCATTCTTTAAAGATTAGCTCCGTCTGCTTGCTTACGCATTTGGAGTCTAGTATTTCGTTCTTTGTATTGAGTGAGTGATATGCAATCAATCTGCAGCATGTCTCCCTTTTGGTGTTTGCAACTCGCAATGCTTCCAAGAATGGATCTGCTTGAAGTAACTCTTTGTCTAGCTCCAAGCTATCTACTAACTGCGACGTTAGGTACATCATGCCCAGTGTAGTAGGGTAGATGTTAACGTGAGCGTGCTCAGTATCAAAGCCTATCGGCATATCTGTGAGCGTATTCGATATAATGATTCCTAACTCTTCCATATCACTCGAATTTAAATTGTTGGCACCCAAGGCAGGACTCGAACCTGCGTCTTTCAACCAGCTTTTGAAGACCCTGGATTTTTTTTGCATGCGACGGACTATTTGGTCTCGCTCTCCCAACTGAGCTACTTGGGTAAGTTGCCGGCTGATAACCCTCAGTCGGCGGAAGGGATATTAGAATATGCCTATTACTCTGTGTAGTTTTCCGTGATTTCAGCAGGAGGGGTATCACCGTCCTGCGGCTTCTTGAAAGTCAAGGAATACTTTCCACCTGTTCCATTTGCGGCGGTGATAACACGCCAACGGTAAGCACAATAGACCTCCTCACCCTTTGCGTTTGTAGTCTTAGCCACCACGTCACCCTCCGGGATGAGAGCTGCGTGGGTATAAGTGATGGAAGCACCTTCTTCTGTTGTATAGCCCTCCTCGGCACCGATGGTGGTATTACCCATGTAAACGCCAGGGAGCTCGGCGTCTTCTGGCTGGATAGCCAAACGGTAGTTACCCTCAATGATACCATCAATAGTCTTGAATGGCTGCGACTGGTTCTTCTTGATAAAGAGCTGATATACAGCCTCGTAGGTAGACTTCTTTGTCTTGCGGTCAACAATTCCGCCACCTTCCTCAACCTGGGTCATAGTATCGCCTTTCGTTGGAGTAACAGTAGTAGTGCCATCCTTTGGAGTTGGGAGCTTAGTCCACTCGTTCTTTGTACTACCTACCTTTTGAACGTAGATAGTACATTTGCCCCATGATGTTACTGACATAATTTAATCGTTTATGAGTTTATATTCAACTTGATTATTTATTACATGTTCTCCCGTGCTTGCTGCATATACCCTCTGCTCAATAGCGTGGGCCGCATACTCGCTCGTTCTGAACGTTTCCAAGAGATTCCAAGCCATTTTGCAGATTTCGTCAACTCTGATAGTGTTCTCCTCGAACTGCCCATCTACGTCCTGGTCTTGTATATATATATTTACATTTATAATTGCCGTTTGAAGCTGCGTTCCCTCATTAGCCAAGATGGAGATAACGACATCTTCCTTATGAGAATTATGCGGTCTCATTGTCTTTGACAGCTTGCCATTGACGTTATTCATGAAACCACTTTCATTGATGTACCGGTAAACATCTGTCTTAATTGCTCCGTCTGATTTCATATCTTCCACTTGTTTATTTCATTAACTGCTGAGTCTATTGCTGTCTTCACACGCTGCTCTACAATGGATGTGGCCCATATCTTCGTTGATGCGAGAACATCCTTGCTTTCCAAGGCTTCCACCTCTCCTGCGTATTCCATTCCGGCAACGACAACCAAAGCATAAACCCTGGAATATTCCTTAGCAAGGTCATTGATCATCTTCTTGCCCTTTGCAGAGCCGTCTGTGCCACTGAGAACCTGCGAAAAGGCTGATTCCATATATTTACTTCCCTGCTCGTACACGGCGAAGCCTATAGAACTTCTTAGGTTGCCCGTATGGTCTATCCAGCTTTCCTTGGCAGACCTGTTACGGATTCTAACCACAGATTCGTCTCCTAGCTTGCTCAATGCCTTAAGCACATTCTCCTGTATCTTCCTTGCGGCTCTTTGTAGGAAGGCATCGAGAGCGGAAGCGCTGGTTGTCATTCTTATGCCCATATCTTACACTGGAGTTGATAACGATGAAATCCCTTGACTTTGATAATTACCTCCTCAGCCCCTAAAATTTCTAGCTTGATAAAATCCCCATAAGAGAACTTTTCAATTCCTACGGGCAAATTATGCACTTCGTAGGAGTAGTAATCAATAGAACCGTCAGATGTAACTAACTTGTTGGCCTCGCCAGCAGGAACTACATCACAAGTGCAGCAGAACTTCCACTCGGTCTTGCCCTGGTGATAATTTCCATCATCATCTGTATAGCCAGCTACCTTCTGCTGCCGGTATAGCTTTGAGGCATGAAAACTCAATAGACTCATCAGCAATTAATGTAAACTGTCGGCTTTGGAGTAAGGGAAACCTCCTCCTCGCCGATAGAGTTATATAAACGATTGACTTGAACTAATATAGCCTTTCGCTGGTCTTCCGAGAGGGAACCTATTGATTTGTCCGCTTCGGAGAAGCTAACGGCTTGTATGAGAGAAAGCAGACAGTCGGCAAGCGTTCCTTTGTAGGCGTCACTTCTGGCAACGTCACCAGTGAACTCTGATTCGATATCGAGGTCACGCTTTATACAAGCGTTTTCCACGAAACCATAGGGGATAGGTATGTGTACCTCATCCACCAAAGCTTGTCCGACCGTCTTCATGATTACTCCTCAGCTTTAGCTGCGTTATCCTTGAACTCCTTCTTCTTTGTAGGAGGCAGCTCATTGTAGGCATCAATAACCTCCTTGTCGCTGGCGTCACTAGGAAGTGTAGCACCAAGAGCGTTGAGAGTTGTGATAGCCTCCGGCTTCTTGTAGGTCACATCAGAGATTGTTACCTTAACGTCCTCTGTATCTACTTTCTCATTTTCGGTATCAACCGAAACGTCTGGGTCTGCCAGCTTAGTATTAATCTGATAAATTGTATCAACGTCCTCGATGACAGGCAAGCAGTATGCCTGCACCGCAGTTGTCTCACGCAATGGATCAGTTGTTGAATACTGAGAGATAAGCTTGTAATCAATCTGCTGATAGGTTACACCTGGCACTCTGTTGGTTGCCTCTGCTACCTGACCGTAAACGAGGGCACCAATCATCTGTGAGCAGACACCGATAATCATATCGTTGTTCCAAGGCTTAACACTCTTCTTCGCACCATCATGCTCCAAGCGGACAGTACGGTTGATGATGCGGAATGATACACCGGTCTCGTCCAAGAATGCCTCCTGGAATACGCTGGCAGTAGGAACCGGCAGCTTTGTGTTGGAGTCATAAGTCTGACCCTTGTAGTTGGCAACAAGCTCGCGAGCGTCTTGTGCCTTCTTCAGTTCGTCAAACTTAGCCTTACCAATCCAGAAGATCAAGATGGTGTTGCCGTCATTCGATGCTCGCTCGATACATTCTTTCAAGTCTGCAACGGTAATACCAGTATTAACATTGTTGATGCCGAGCTGATTTTCTGGCAAGTACTGATACTTGATACGGAGCAACTCCTTTGGATTATCGTCGTCACGAACAGCTACATAGCCGTTAGAAAGACCATACAGAAGGGCGTACTCATTACGCTCATCAACACCGACATTACAAGCTACCGGGTCCTGCGCCAACTTACGGCGAATCTCTGCTGTCTGACCGCCCTGTGCTTCCATGAGTCTGAGAGCGAGGATATCTGACTCCTTCAAGAACTTCTTCATACCGACCTTTGGCAGTTTGCCGTTGGCGGTTGAAATCTTATCACGAGACTTCAAAGGAACCGGAGAATCCACTGCCACGTAGTCAGCAGCTACGTAAGAGGTATCAACTGTGTCGGCTTCCCATTTGTTGTCGGGAGAATAAACGCGGCGGAGGATGGATGTATCTTTGTGGAGATACGTCATCTCGTTCTTGCGCTTACCATTAATCTTCTCAATCAAAGTCTTCAGGATTGGGAAGAAACTCAAGATATACTTAAGAAATAAAGAACTCTGTTGCATAAATCACCTCCTTAACCGATTGCATCGTGTCCCCACTGAAGAGTAGGAACGGCTGTTTTCAAAGCTGCCTTGATTGTATCGACAGGATAAGGGACAGCCTTATCATTAGCCTCACCTGCCGTCATAACACCTACATGAGGGGTATCTGCCGGAGCTGTTGTCATACAGATGCCAACATACTCGTGGCTCGTTGGCAAAGAAGCATAAACCTCACCTGTTACAGGCATTGGCTTGTACTCGCCAGACGTAGTGTCACGAATGATAATGTGTCCGCACTGGATGAACTCTCCAGAGAAACCTGTCATGTCAAGAACGACACCACCCATGATGCCATTCACGTAATTTCTGATGATTACAGACTCCTTGCCTGAATCAAACGTTTTTGTCTTGCTTACGCCATACATAACTTTTAAAATTTAAAGATTACATTGTTTCGGCAAGCTCATCAATCTCATTGTCCTTGATAACCTCAACCTCATCCTTCTTAGGCTTTCTCTGAGCCGCAGGAGCACCAAGTTTTCCGAGACCTTCGTTAGCACGCTCTTGATCGATAGCTGCCAAGTCCTCCACAACACTGTCGTAGAAATCATCGAAGTCAGATTCGTTCTCGAACTTCATCTTGTCGAAATTCTTCAAGACAGTCTTTCCGAACGTACCTTTGTCCTTAAGGAGTGCCTTCAGCTTAGAACGGCGGCCATCATTCTCACGCTCTGACTTCAAACCGAGGATTTCGGTCTGCAAGGCTTTGTTCTGAGTAATGAGTGCCTGCGCCCATGCTGGGACCTGCTCATCTTTCTCTTTCTTCTGTTTGCGGATTGGTTTCTTGTTGCCGGCAGGGTCATCATCATCGTCATCGACCTCGTCGTCATCCAAGTCTTGACTATCCTTAAAACTCTGGATAGTACGCTGCGCAGTCTTTTGCGCAATCTTAAGATAAGGAAGAACCGCATTGACCTGCTTTTCAATCTCTGCGTTTACATCCTCGTCTGAGGCTTCTTCATCGAGTTCTAAGTTATTGGCAACATCGGCAGCAATACCCTCTAACTCCTCTCTACTGAACCCCAACGCCTTTGATTTGGGTTTCAGAATAACTAAAACTTGCTTCGTTCTTTTTTTCATTCTAACTAAATATTTAATTGAACAATAAAATTCAAGAAATATCCCAGTACGAAGCGATAGCAATAAGTAATGCTGCAAAATTATAAAAAAAGTATTTAATCACCAAATATATTGAAAGAAAATATACTTAATGATTAAATACTTTATGGTTACATATAAATATTAATCTGGATAATTGAGCTTATCCGGTCCAGCTGTGGATAGATATACGGAGAACATACCACATAGCTCTTTTGCTCCTTTTAAGTCGTTGAGCCTATAATTACCGCATTCCACTTCCGATGCACCTGGAATCGTCTTTGATAGCGAACACGCTTTAAAAGCTTCCACTATCATTTCCTTTATTAGCTTTGAAGTCCACGTACCTTTAAGGATAAGATAGAAACCTGTAAGACACCCCATCGGTCCAAAATACAGAACGGAATTGCTAAGAGGGCTATCATTGCGTAGGTAGTCCGCCATCAAATGCTCTATTGTGTGCGCGACAGCAGGTGACATCATATCTTTGTTTGGCTTGCATACGCGAATATCGAATGTGGTAGCAGTCTCCATGCCCCATTTATCTACTCTCGAAACATAAAGACCTGGCTTCAGTTTCGTATGATCAACTTTAAAACTTGGTATCATTCTCTAATAATTTACAAACAACACTAAATGCCTTTTCGGCAAGACTATCCCAAAAACCTGCATACTGCTCGGTCTGGTTCGGCTCCAGGGGATTATCGCTAATAACTCGAATGGACGTAAAACCAATACCCTTCTTGTAGCATACCTGTGCGAGGGCAGCAGACTCCATGTCAATAGCACATACGTTATACGAATTAGGAAGGAAATCCTTAATCGCCAATACCTGCTCTCTCGTAGTGACAAACTTATCTCCCGTAGCTATGGTTCCTAATCGGAATCTTTCATCCATATCAATCCACGAGAAATCAGAAGGAAAGACTGCCGGCATACCTTGAACTTGCCCGTTGGCATTCGGTTCGCCGCAATATACATCGTGGTAGCAGTACGAATTGCCAATCACGACATTACCAGGCTTTAAACCGGCAATAGCAGCACCGGCGCATCCTACCGAGATAACTCTTGTAACTTTGCTGGACGTATTCGACGAAAGAAATTCTGTCAAGCAAGATGCCGCATTAACCTTGCCAATACCAGACTTGATTAGAGCTATGTTTTGAACATTTTTGTAGTCAAGCCAATTCTTTGCAATCCATTCGCTGATAAGGTCGTATTCCTTATCCATAGCGGTAACTATGACAATCATTGCGCACCTCCTTTCGTTAGCTTAAGCTTCTTGCAACGGTTGTAAATAGCGTTCTCATCCACGCCAATCTTGGTAGCGATGGCTTTTACCGGGTACTTGCCATACATTCTGCGAATGATGAAATCCTCGTCAGCAGTAAACACGTGGCTCTTGCTGATACCCATTTCCTTCATCTTTCGATGGATTGCCCAATAATTACGATTGAGCTGCTTTGCAATCTCCGTTGTCGTCATCACCAAAGCGTTAACCTTGATGAACTCAATCTCTTCTGCACTAAAATGTTTTCCTCTACTCATTATTTTATATTTGGGTTCATTAAGCCGCCCAAGGCTTTCTTTCTCTTTCTGTTATATCTTCTGTTTGCAGCAATCCTTTCAGCGTTCTCTTTACGATAGACTTCCATTCTTGCCAATAAATGTTCCTTATGCTCCTGGTAGTACCTTCTATGGTATTCCCGGATATCCTCCTCACTTCTCGCCATGAACATTGTCTTTTATAAGTTCGTACAGTGATGGGCTGAGTGTGCTCCATTGATCATTCTCGTCTTTCACGAGATAGAATCCATCAGGAACATAGAACTCTCGATTTTTCAACCTAACTATCAACGTCTGCTTCGTGCGGTCTCCGCTGATAGTCTTTACTAACTCTGAAACGTCCGGGCATTCCCATAATTCTTGAATGCTCTCGGAAGATACTTTAATTGCTACCATATCATTTCTATTTAATGTTTTTACCAATCTAAGTATACAACACCCATCCCATGACAAATACCGCACGTCTTGTTTCCTTCTCCATTACATTCTGGACAACAATGCCGATGTTTAACTATAGGCGCAGGAGGTATCAACATACGAATAAGAGCCATCCTAAAATCTGCATCATGACAATTCTTGATGGCATCTAGTATTTCTTGTTCCGTTAGAATAAACATATCCCTTAAACTTAATTTATGAATATTTACCAATTCCAAATGTCAGCGTATCTTTCATCTGGTGGTGTTTTAATCTTTGGAAATATAGGAGTATTGCTGATAACATGATGGTCGCAACTTCCTGTACTTCCACTAGTAAGTGGCTCTCCGTTACAGACTAATCTATATTTACATTCATCACATTGTATGTAATTCATATCACTTGAATTTAATGATAAAAAACTCTGTATCAAGCCATTTGTCGGGGCATAAGCCTTTCTTAGGCTTTCCGATGGTGATACTTTCAATCTTCTTTTCTACCTTTGGGCTATCGTCATAGTAACCGTTCTTGAAGAGAACGTGGGTGTAAGGTTTGAAATAAGATTCGCCGCTAACCCACATGCCTTGGTTATGACCTTCAATTAGGCGATGCGCCCAATACGGCTTTATCTCTCGATACTCTTCTGTCTTCTCACCTGATACGATTCCATCGAACCATTGCTTACTGACGGTGAGGGTCAATATTTTCTTTTCCATAATTCAAATCTTTAAAGGAAGGCTCGCCACCTGTAAAATCAAGTGTCTAATTCAATATTTACCAAAAGGTGACTCGCCTTCCGAATATTTTTACTACTTTTGCAGTGTCTAATTTTAATATTTATCAATATGAAACCAAAAACAAATGTAGCTATTGTTGTAGCTTGCTCTGTGTCGTTGATCATTAGCATCATCGCACTCTGTCTTTCTGTTCCTCGTAGCCAAGAGTTAGATTTCGACTATCTCGGCTTACTCGTTGGCATTCAGTCTCTCATTGTAACTATCCTAATCGGATGGAATATCTATTGCCTTGTTGACTTAAAGGGGCTAAGAAAAGAACAAGAAGACTTGAAAACAAGTTCCTATATTCAGATACAAAGAACAGCTGCTATGTCTTGTCATGCAGTAAGTGATGTTTATTATCGCTATCTTGTAGGGAATAAACCGAATGGTGACGACTATAATCTCATCTATTATCGACTATCTGAAATATACCATCTATCAATTATTGGTGATTATAAGTTTTGCGAAGCTATAATACAATCATTGCTTGAAATCTTTGTAGAACCTAAAAAGGCAAATTTCAAAGACAGACAAATGGAAGAGCTTTTGCGTCTAGCGGCACGTGTGAAGTGCCAAGAACTTATTCCGAATTTTACAAAATTCATCACTATGCTTGCACAAATGAGTGATAAGGTCAGAGTTTAGAACATCATCGACTATCTTCCAAAAGATATTATCAAGCTCTCTTTCTTGCTCTGGTGATAAGCGTTGAATGCCTAATGCTGATAATTCTTTATCGGTATCGTTGAACTCTTCATCACTTACATGTCGCCAATAACCATTTGTATCTTCTACAAGGTATCCATTCAACCCACAAGGATGTTTGAAACCTTGAACGAAGATATGAATGGTTGGTTTTTCTTGCATTCTCAAATTCGAGCCGACTACTTCTTGTTGCTCTGGCTCTAGTTCTAACTTTGAGATTCTATAGACCACGGGGCAGTACATAATCTCCTGAATGTTGTCTTCCGACAATCTAATTGATTTTGCTAACTTCATATCTCTTTTATTTTAAATATTACTTCATTACCTACTTTTAGTTTCTTTCTTGTTTTTATACATTTTCTGAAATTCGTTGAGCATATCGAAGAACGCACATGGGTTATTGGCTGCGGTTTTTGCGATAGACTTTCCCTTAGGCAACTTACGTGCATCATATTGTCCGTATTTGAATAGGATACCTCTAAGCGCACAGAATAGCGCAGTAAAAATCTCACCTTCTGCCACGTTCTTGTCTCTATTCCATTCTGCACGAATATTGACTTCCAAGGTATTCTCTAACGTTCCATCATCTTTGAAACGAATGATATGTTCAAGCGGATAATAGCCACTAAACTAAAATTTCAATACACTAGGGTTGATATGCCTAGAAAAATAGGTATCAACATTAAGTATAATATCCGTATCGGCAGGGACTCTGCTTAGAATATCAACGAACTCGCCAGCCTTACCTAGAATAGGTTTTGGTGGATAACCTTCTGTTATTTCATACACCACAACTTTTTATCTTATTAGCATTACTCATTATATCTCCAATCTCGAAAGGAGTTTTGCCTGCCAATCTGGTAAGGTTATTCATCAGATTGCGAGAATATCTTGCAGTAATCTTTTCAGCCTTTACGATACGATGGTCAGCTCTTCCATAACCACCACCTTTGCTAGCATAATACAAAGCCCATCTAGGCTCCCAGTATTGCTTTATCTTTGTGAGCTTTTTCACTACGTCCAATCCATCCAATACCATCCTTAAATAGTGAGGACTTCCGTAGCAACGCTTCATTATCTTCTTGGCTTGTCTAATCTTCATACGCTATAATTGCTTTAATTTATTGAATATCTTGGCAAAGCGGTGCATGTAATCAAATTTTGGATTTTCATCATACTTGCGCACCATTCTTTCGTATATCCAATGTAGATGCTCTGCATCCTCGTGGAACTCTTCAATATCTTGTTCGTCTAAGACTATTTGTTTCTTCATATGCTACTTCTTTTTATTACAAGGGCAGCTCTCAGCGTGAATTACACAAACTCCATGTTTCGTGTCTACTATCAGATAGTCATGCCCTTTCTTGGTGAATATTTTTATATTAAACTCTTCTTTTTCGTGTGGAGTTCCTAAGCTGAAAGAAATCCTAAAACCAATTACCCCTATTATGAAAATCAAAAAGAGCAAACCGTATGACTTGGCTAAGTCTAAAATCTTACTCTTCATACGTTAGTCCTCCTTATCGAATTTATTGCCAACAACATAAGCTTCTAATAAATTAACAAATGGCTCGTAATTGTCAACTCTATCTAAACTCTTGAAGGCAAACGCTCCTTCTTCTTCAATATAAACTACCTCATAGAGATTGTCTATACACAAAAGGTCATAACTGTCATGCACTATATCACCTTCCCAAATCTCCTTTCCCTCACTATCTTTCAACCCTGTGAACTGGCAGACGGTAGAAGGGTCAACCTGATAAGTGGGATTTCTGTTTAACTTGCTTTCTTTCTGACGATTCTCAATGATGTATGTATTATCATTCTCTTCGTAGAAATATCCACAAACCCATCCTTTACCATCAAGACGTTTAGCCTTGAACTTGATATTTTCTATTTTCATATTTATATGTTTATATAAAGTCTAAATAGACTGTTGTTTTTACTTTATTAACTTTGTTATTGTTATTGTTATTAAAATAATCACTACCTTTGCAGCGCAAATTAGAAACGAGGTAAACAACCTCCTGGCAAAATCGCCAACAATAAAAGTCTCCTAGCCCTCCGCTCGAAAGACATTTTCCCCAGTCCAGTGCTGGGGTTTTTCTTTGTATGGCGGCTCCATGCAAGGTGCTCAAAGCAATTCCGCTTTTGGGTATAATGCCAGAAAGGAGGTTGTTGCCTCATATGTTTTCTAATTTGCAAAAGAAAGAGAGTGGTACTGAAGTTTTCTGTTGGTCTCGCCGCAGAAAGGATGGTACTATTGAGTACGCTCATGGTAAACCATTCCACTTCTTTATCAACAAGTAAATCGTAAGCTTACGTTTTAACTCTTTCGGGGAGGTGCTCACTGGAGACACCTCCTTTTTTATTTCAATTTTACCGGTTCATCATCCCAAGATAATTCTCTTCCGATGAGTTTCTTGATGCTACCATGAGGTATAAGAATACAACCACCGATACCAGAATAAGTAGGATTCCAATATCCATATTCTCCATATCCACTTCTGTATGGTTTCTCTCTAAAAAGAAATTCTAAACCATTTGCATTAGTTGCTACCCATGCCATAACTTATTCCTCCTCCACTTTTACGCCAAATGGAGTGCCATCGGCAAAAGTATAATCATCAAAATCGGTTTCATAATCATTGTTTGAGTCTATTGCTGATATAGAAATATATTTATCTGCATATTTCACCCACCCAAATGGCTGATGCTTTTGCATTTCTTGCCAGCACTCTTTTGCATCCTTGAATGGACGGTACTTTGGTTCTGGCTTGATGCGATACTCTGTATTATTCCAAAACTCAATCTCTTTCATTTCCGTCCAATCATTCGGAACACTTGTACCTTTTACGGCACTCGGCTTTGTCCTACACTCAATTGCCTCTCCTTTAGCAAAAGCTTGCAAGAAAGGATAAAATTCTTTAGCTTGATTTCTGTCCATAATCAATCATCTAATTTCTTGATTAACAAATTACTTTTCTTACTAAAGATTTATCTTTATAGAACTTTGGAACTCTACTAACCTGCCACCAAGAACAGCATTCGTCACTCCAAGGTTCAATCCACACTGGTTCTTTTGTGTCTTTATCTTGGCAGTATACAATTCCACGTACTTCATCATTAAGCAAGAAAGCCTCTATATCAAAATCCAAATCGTCTAATGTTGCATAAGTCTTGCAATACTCATTACGTTCCCTAGTACCTTTCCTTACGAACAACTCAAAATCGTTGAATAAATCAATTTTTATTATCTCTAAGTTATTGCTTTTAACAACTTCTAAAAGAGACTCCTTAACGTTCATTTTGCTCATTACTTATCCTCCTTACTGATATAATTAACAAATGCTTCTCCAACAGCAATCAGAGCATCTTTTCCACCAATTGCATAAGCAGCTTCAGTCAAGTTGTTTGATATATGATAACAAGCATCCGATTTCTTGTCTATATCATTAAACTTCATTACAGCATCCCGAGCAATAATAGCGTTTGCCAGTATTCTTTTCAATACTTCGTTTTGCTTTTTCTTCGTTAATAATCTCATATTCTCTTCTTTTTACCCTCTCCACCTGTCACATGGAGAGGGTGGTTTGTTACTCATTAACTTCAACAAACTTTCTGTTTTTAAGTTGATACCAAGTATCAGCCTTGATATTCTCTCCATCAACGTACTCAGTCTTAACACATACTGGAACATCACGTTTCTTTTCATCGCTCCATTTCCATTCTGCCAGCGTTATCCATGAGCCTACCTTTGCTTTTGCTCTGGAACTATTGCCAGCACACATGATAACGGAATCTTCTCCAGTGCTATCAATCTTAGCATAGTAGCCCGATGAGCCAATCTTAGCAGAGTCGCCCGATGAGCCAATCTTAGCAGAGTCGCCCGATGAGCCAATCTGTTTTCTTCTATCTCCGTTGTCGTTCAATGCTCCATCCGTCTTAACCTTTGATGGTGAGGTAATATCTTTCAGCCACTCGACACCGATATTAATGATGTCTGCCAGCTTCAACTCAGCCTTAATCTTGATACGAGAAGAGCATACCTTTGTCGAATTTTCTTCTGCGTCAATCTTACCAGACTGTTCTACCTCTGCATAGCGAGAGTTAAGCATATCGTAGTAGCCCCACACTTCCATTGGAGACTTGCAAGCGTGAAAACCTCGGTTACAACACTTGATTCCTCCGTCCATTTCATACTCTTTTCCAACTTCGTACTGGAATCCACGGCATTGCATATTCTTGTCGAAAGCCTTGTACGAGGTGATAACTTTTTCACTCATATTCTATCTATTTATATCCTTTGCAGGATGGTTAATCAATCTTCTTGATACTATCAATTTCCATAGCCCATAGTACAAACTCTCTATTGGAGCGAGTGCCATCTTTCTTAGCAGGGTTGATTCTTACATCAATCTCGCCATTATAGCCACTGTAATATCGTTTAGGGACGATACTTGTAATCCAACAAACATCACATCTAGAGCAGCTTACTTTGTCACCAACCTTGTATGGAAGGCTTTCGATGTAATCATTTACACAAGAACAAATCTTATCATTAGCATCATTGATAATGCTTAGTTGCTTGGCAACCTTTGCTTCTAATTCTTCTTTTGTCATATCTTTAAAATTATGCCCGAAGGAGTTAAACATCTATTTGATTTGCACACTCTTCTGTTTCATCAGGAACAGATAACTCATCCCACATATCACACTTACCTTTATCATTGTAGATACAAGGTCTGTGACAGATTTCTCTAGTATCTTCTCTTAACATACCTACACCTCCATTTCTGAGTTAAGTCCTAGACCGAAGAGAAGGTGCTGCAAGTCATGCACGTATGAAATATCCACAAGATAAAAATCATCTTGGCATACGTCATAGCTATCGGGTGGAGCAATATTGTTATAGGCTTCTAATTCAATACAGCCTGCTTTCCTTTCTGCTGGGAACGCACGAAAGTATAGCTTATTATTGATGCTATAATCATAGTCAATAGCATTTGTTTCCCATTTATTCTTACATAGAATTTTCTGAGTAATAGGAATCGGAACAATATCCTTAACCCAAGCACAGCAGTCACCTAAGAGATAACCTTTCTCTCCAAATTCCGCACCTTCAATGTTTTCTAAGCGGACAACACCTTTCGTAACAGTTCCATCGTCCAACTCCAAAGTCTTTGTTGGGTCTGATGATGTTACTCGGTAAACAACATCTTTGGCAGTACCTAGCGGTACTCCGTTTGTCATTACCAAATCTCCTGGAATATATAACTTATCCATACGCTTTACTTTTTACGATGATTATACTTTTTGATAGCATCCTTCTTAGAAGCTGCCATAATCTTAACACCCTTGATGGTGAACTCATGCTGCGTCTTTGGCTGACACTTCTGCTTGTCAGACGGAATATTGCCTTTCGGAATAGCTAATGGTGTACCTCCAAAACACGCAGCGAAGTCACCCATTAGATAATCTAATTCAGTTTGCATTCCAATCATTGATAACAATCCATTCATACGCTTTACTCCTTAACTTCTTTGAATATTACATGTTTTCCGTCAGAACGTTCTTCAGGTTCACACAGAAATCCATCACCCCAACCATTATAGGTCGGGTTATAGCATGTATCATCATAGCCAAAGAAGCAATCATCACAGCCATTACAAACATCCTACTCAATAGCTTCAAGTGTTACTTTTTCTCCAACTTTAAGTTCTTTCATATCAAAACGCAATTCTAAAATCCTTACCTTTCAAAGTAGGTCTCTTTTGGAGGACGTACTTCTCTAATTCTTCAAAATCTATCGGGAAGAGCGCACAATATTTATACTTTAATGTGCAGATGAATCTTCCGTCGAGCATAACATCAAAAATAAAAGTATTCATTGCTCACCTCCTTCCCATTCATCGGTAGTACCCACGAGGAGCTTAGTCTGGTCATTATAAGGAAGGATAATTAAGTTAACCAAATCTTCATCTATAGACACATCCATTGGAGTAGCACCATACTCATCAACATAAGAAACGAAACTTGCTCTCCATATAGAGCCTTCACAATTCCGTATCTTCCAAATACATCTATCGAATGGCTTAAGCTCGCACTTTGGTTTCAAATCCACAATTTGTTTCTTCTCAGCATCCCAAGCTTTTCCTTCTTTTTCTAGAGCTGAGAAAAGTTGTCGTTTCTCTTCTTCTGTAGAAGAATACCATCCTTCTCCGAATCCACAGCTCATCAAATATTCATTAACCGTTAATTCACCTTCTTTAAGGCATGCATGATAGTATATTTCTGTCCTGTTTGGATACTTCTCTATAGAATTATTATAAATAATAATAATTCGGTCCTTAAAAGTAATTATATCTCCATCCTTGAACTCAGGCTGAGCCTTCTCTATCTTCAAGGTCTCCATATTCAGTTTGCCGCCCAAACGTTCCTCGATGGTGTTGATGTAGGTCTGAGCTTCTTCTTTGTTTGCTTTGTAGAACTCGGATGTTTGCATGTAGTCTTCATTCTCTTCAAAATTCACTATACTACCCTCTTCTTCCCATAGATAATAATGACCATGGAAAGTTTTGTAGGTATCATCTTTAAACCCATCGAAGATAATATGTACCTCTGCATCTTTGTTAACTAGAATGTCTCCTTTCTTCCATGCGAACTTAGACCAGTCTCGCATTTCTTTGGAAGGGAATAATAACGGCTCTGCTCCATCGTAATCATAGAATTTGCCACTAATAAAGAATAGTGATGTACCTACATTATGTTCCACAGCTATACCACCGCCACTTACATGTGAAAAAAATACTTCACTAAACAAAGGAGAATATAGCTTCGTATTTACTGGCTTATCCCTTAGTATCTCTGCTATGTTAATTTTTTCTTTCATATTACTTACCTTTTTATTTGTTAATCGTTTGCACCAAAGTCCATTAGAGGGTCTATCTCGTAAAGATGTTCTTCTGCATCATATTTTCTTTCTAGCATATTTATCGTGCTAGCTAGATGAGTATCTGACATATCCTTAATCGGTATTTCTCTACCATCTTGGGTTTTCCACATGATTTGAGCAGAGTTTCTCTGTTTGATCCATTGCTCTAGTTTCAAATCATTAATATCAGCTATTTTCATAACTAAACTAATTTTTGCATTAAACAATACTGGTAGTAACTCACACTACCAACGTATTTTGATATTTTGGGCAGCTCACCATCATAAGAAGTGACTTTCAAGCCATCAATGAAATCAGCATTCTCAGTTGATACCTCGGTATCATGCTCGTTCATAAAAACCTTTTGCGCTGTCGTAGAATGGCTTTCAGCTCTCAGCTTACCGAGTGAACGCCAAACCTGCTTGCGATGGATGAACAATCCATGCAAAGGGATTGTCTTTACTTCTACTTTTGTACCCATATCTATCTTTCAATTAAGTTAGCTTTCAACTCTCTCAACTGATTCAAAGCATCATCGAGAGCGTTATGATTATTATTCTCAAAGGTCTTCCACTCTTTAATGAACTCCTTTGCGGTTCTGATGTCTCTAGGTTGCCAAAACTTCCATGGAGCTTCCATATTAAGATACTCGCATATGTCTTTAATGCAAAATAGGTCCATTGCCCCTTTAGTCCACACTATAGTTTCTTCTGTATTGTATCTATTAAAGATTTGATATAGCTTATCTACTAAATATTTGTAGCTATGGACAATATGAGTAGGCTTATTACTTTCTGGACTGTTCTTTTGCTGAATCCACCAGAGTAAAGTTTCTCCAGTGAATGTCCTTTCACAAGTGTTCCAAGTTTTAGGTTCTGCTTGTATCAGATAACGATCTAATACATCGAAATTTTCATCTGCTGGTACTATGCCGATTTGAGTAATAGCAGCATCATTTCTTCTACCTAATGTTTCTATATCTATAATAATATGTTTTGCCATTTTCATAATCTAAACCATTTAAAGATGATAATAACTATTTGATACCCTTGCGCCCAAATCGAAGCAGCCCACGGCATCCGGCTTTAAGAAGCGTTTCTCTAACTTCTCTAAAGCCTCTTTATACTTCTGCTCCATGTGCTTGCAATGAAGTCTCTGAGCTAATTTAAGTTGCTCGACAACACCCTTGCGAGCAACTCTATATTGTTTGTAGGACATCATAACCTTATTCGTTCACATAGTTGATTACGTGCTCCTGTGCTTGCTCATGCAAGTTATCAAAAGCGTCTTCTATAACTTTGGCTGTCTGATCGCCATTAAGGTTCTTCAGCATTTCGCCAACAACTTTTACCTGATGTTCTATAGGTAAAGAACAGAACTCTTCAACAAGGAAGCTTTTCTGATAATTGTAAGACATATCGTGAAATAAGTCTGATAAATCTATGTTTGCTTTATATACTGACATAATCTTAATCGAAAATATGATGGTTCAACTTTCTTTTTCTGAGGTTTCTCTTAATCACTTCCATATCCTTGTGGTCGTTAGTGTGGTCCGCAAGAAGTTTGATGATTTCATAGATATCATTTGCGTTATCCTCCAGGTTGGCGCAAATGCTCTCGTCACCGAAGAAACTCTTATTAAAGGGTTTCAAATGGAAGTAGTACTTTTTGGCTGCATCCTGCATCTGAGTGTAGTGCATCTTCTGCTCTTGCTTGTAGCGAACGCTTAACAGCCTAAACATGCCCTGTTCATCCTTGATGAGCTGATCCAACACATCTGTTACCATTGCAATCAAGCAGCCATTGACCTGCAGGCGTTGAATAATCTTTTCCTGCTTCAAGCCTGATGTTACACCAATCTCTGAGAGTGTAACCTTCAAATCGTTTACTGTAACTTTCTCTTTTCCCATTGTCTTACTTTTAATTGTCAAACCATAAACCTGCATATCTCCATTCCCAATGAAGACAAGTGTCATTAGGCTTCTTGCCTTCACTATAGCATATCTCGGAAGCTATACAATTACTACATATATGCTTCATAATCATTGAAGTTTTGATACCATATAGTCTATCTCCTTATCTGTAAGAGACAAATCGTTCTTGCGCTTGAACTTGATGATAGCATCAATTCCGACCTCGCCTTTAACCAACTGATAGATGGCATCCTCATCAAATCCCTTATCTAAGTCCTTGATAAGCTCCATTCCCAAATCATAGATTTTCTGTTGAATCTCCTTTTTAAGGTCTGCGTTGATTCTCTCTAAAGCTTCTGCTTTCTGACTAAATCCGCATCCGCCCTCAATGGCAAAGTCGTTATTGATGTTCTGACACATCTGGTCAATGTCCTTGCTTCCGAAGAACTGAGCGAAATAGGTATCGCCCTTCAAGGACTGTAGAATATCGATTTCTTCTTGCTTTGTCATAACTAATCCTCCTTGTCTAATTTATCATACTCATTACGCAACTCAATAATTAAATTGGTGTAGAAAGCCATAGAGTCTTTCAAAAGTGAAAGCATACCTTTATGGTTGAGGATGTCGCCAACCGCTGTGTAGTACTTAAGATTGTCATTTGCCCCCAGAAGGTCAAAGCTACCGCAGCATGCCACATTGGTGTTGAAAGACTCTTCCTGGAAATTACCAACTTTAGCTTGATAGCGAATCACCAGGTCTCTGTCTCTTTCGACTCCTTTCAAGTTCAATTGGACGATAAGTGACTTATAGCCTAAGTCTATACCCTCTACCTCCCAATCAGGGCAAACTGAAATGATGTCCTTTATCTTCTTTGTGGCTGACTCGAACGCATTCTTAATGTTCTTTCTAACCTCTTCCTTCTTTGTCTCGACTGAATTATTCATAATCTTTATAATTTTAATTGGTTCAACTTGTAAGGTAGGCTCTGAATAGTCAAAACTACTACCTTTTATCTATATGCAAAGGTACGAAAATTTTCTGATATATGCAAATATACTAACAACTTTTTTAGTTAAAAATACTAAAACCATTAAATATATGCGAATATATCCGTAATTTTGCCAAATCAAAACTTCGAAGATTATGATAGATTTTAATGAACTTTTTAAAAGAAATGACGTTGGCAGCATCATAGGAGAGCTGAAACAACGCGTGTTGGATATTCCACTTTGGAGTACCCTGTTATCTGAGTATGAGCCTATGCTCCATGAAATCGTAGAAGACCACGTAGGCAGACAGGACAGAACGCTTGATGACGGAGTGGTAGAAAAGGCAGCTAGATTGCCTATCGGATTGGAGAAGCTTCTTACTAGAAGAATCTCTGAGTTCACAATGGCTATACCTGTCAAGCGTGTATATACGTATGATCAGTCTGACGAGGAACTGAAGACGATTGTGCGTGCAATCGAGAAAATCTACACCTGTGCACACATTGATGCCGTGAACATGCACAGAGCAAAGTGCTATTACGCCTCTTGTCAGATGTTCACACTTTGGTACACGCAGAAGAAGCCTAACAAGCTCTACGGCTTCGACAGTCAGTACAAACTGAAATGTAAGACATTCTCTCCAATGGACGGAGTTGACATCTATCCTTACTTTGATGAGTATGATGACTTGCTTGCTCTGTCATTCGAGTATAAGCGTAAGGTTACTGACACAGAGCACACCTTCTTCGAGACCTATACCGCAGACCATCATTACAAGTGGGACCTGTCTTCAGACGATGAAGAGTCCGGATGGAATTTAGTGGATGAAAATGAGATTTCTATCGACAAGATTCCAGCCGTGTTCTGGTACCGGCACAAGCCATGCTGGGAAGGATTGAAACCTATCCGTGAGAATATCGAGTACACCATTTCCCGAAACAGCGATGTTGTGGCATACAATTCCGCTCCTGTCTTGAAGATTGCCGGTGCCATCGTTGGAATGGAGCGAAAGGGAGAGAGCAAAAGGGTATATAGAGTCAGCGAAGACGGCGATGTTAGCTACGTGTCTTGGCAGCAGGCTATCGAGGCTCTTAAGTATCACGTTGACACTCTCGTCAAGCTTTTCTTCATGCAGTCTCAGATGCCGGACATCAGTTTCGAGAATATGAAGAGCCTTGGAAATATCGGCTACGATTCAAGAAAGACACTCCTCATGGATGCTCATCTTAAGATAGGAGAGGAGACTGGTGCCTGGATTGAAGGCTTTGAGAGAGAGGCCAACGTCATAAAGGCGTTCCTTTCCAAGATGAACACGAAGTGGGCAGCTAGAATGGATGAGATTACTGTAGAGCACATCATCACTCCATTCATCCAGGAGGATGAGAATACTCAGATTGACAAATGGCTTAAGGCTAACGGCAACAAGCCTCTCGTCAGCCAGAAGGAATCTATCCAGCGTTCCGGTCTTTCCGATGATCCTGACAAGACTTTCAGCGAGATTCAAGGAGAAGAGGAAGTAGAGGCCACAAGAACAGCAGCTTCTATGCCTAACTTATTCTCGGAGGAATAGCCATGAGAAAGAAGAAGGAAGAAGAGAAACTGCACTTTTGCCGTGAATGTGCTCATGCTACTGACTTCCATAGTATGAGCCTTAAAGGTCAGCCTATCCTAGCCAAATGCCCATATCAAGAATGGAGCGTTCTTCTCAACTGGGATTGCTGCAAACACTTTAAAATGAAATTGTATGAAAAAGCCAAAACTGCCTAATCAGAAAAAGGCATATAAAGACCTTGGCAAGAGACTGAACGCTTATACCAGGAAAATCATTTCCATCTATGAGACTCTTGCCAAGGAGTCCGCTAAAATCGCCACCTCCACCGACTTCGATGGGGATGGCGAGTTCTCTTTTGATGATTACCCTAGAACAGAAAAGAAGGTGAACGCCTTGTTGGATTACTATTCAAACAATATGCAGGCATTGGTCTATAATGGCATATCGGACGAATGGAAGAACAGTAACACGCTGCAGGACCTACTTGCCAAAAGGGTAATCGGTACCTTTACTAGGAAGATAGCGGACGCAAAGCAGAAAGCTTACTTTGAGCACAACAACGCGGCAAAGAAGGCTTTCATAGAGAGAAAGATTAAAGGTCTCGGTCTTTCAGAAAGAATATGGAACCAGAGAGCTGATGTAAAGGAGGCTCTGGAGAAAGCTCTATCTGTCGGCATAGAGAAGGGTATGAGTGCTGTTAAACTCAGCAAGAAGGTCAGTAAGTACCTTAATGATTATCCATCACTTGCCAAAGACTATAAGAAGAAATACGGCAAAGCCATAACCATTCAGAACTGCGAGTACAGAAGCGTTCGCCTGGCACGTAACGAGATAAACATGGCCTACCGTTCTGCCGAGCAGGAAAGATGGGCTAGGATGGATTACATTAAAGGCAAAGAGATAAAGCCGAGTGGTAGCCATCCTAAGCATGATATGTGCGATGAATTAGCTGGTATTTATCCGTTGCCATTTGATTGGAATGGATGGCATGTAAATTGTATGTGCTATGCTATTCCTATCGTTATGAGCGAGGAAGAATATTGGAGCATAGGTCCTAAACGAAGAGTATCTGAGGTTCCTAAGCAGTTCAACGACTATATCAGCAGAAACGAATCAAAGATTCTGTCATCTAAGAGCATTCCTGTATTTCTCACAAACAACGAACAGTATATTACTTCTAGTATAGTCTTGAAAAGCGAAAGGGGAAAGCAATTCTTATCACTGAAAGACGACAAGGAATATACAGATGTGGCAATGAACTCTAAAGGCGGTCTTAAGGCTACTCACGTCAAACACGAAAAGGCAGACGAGAACCAAGAGCCATGCCTGGGTAAAATGACTGGGTATGATCTGGAATATGAATTGAGAGACTTGGCTTACAATAACGGGCATAGTGTTATTTTATGTAAAGAGGGTGAAAGAATGCCTAATACTACCAGCCAATACAAATCTCTCGATATGATTTTTGATGGTGTGCGCATGGATATAAAATCTGTTTGTAGTTATACCTATAAATACAGAAATCAAATCAAGACCAAAAATAAACAGCTGAGTATTTGGAATGCTCAGCAGAATGACAATAGCAATACTGTTTGTCTTTATTTCCATGATAAGAAAATGTTCAAAGACGAAAGCGTTGTTGAGAGCTATAAAAATTTTGTTAATGTCGCTAAACAGAACAAACAGCCAATAGTTGCCAAGAATATAGTTTGCGTTATAAAAGATGGCGAAAAATTGGTAATAAAGAGATATTCTTTCTAAAAATGAAGCACTGAAACCATCCAAGGTCAAACAGGCCTCATGGGCGCCCCTGCCTGACTCAATTTGGGCTTAGGTTCCGGATGAATTTCAGTGCTTTTTATCTTTCTCCTTTACCGCTGCAAAGGTAATATTTTATTTTGGAAAATCCAAATCTTTTTCCGAATTTTAATTGGTTCAAGCCCTCGCTGGTTTATTTGATACCTTGTAAGTCTCGAAGACTAAGATTAAATCCCAGGTTTGAATTACAAGTTCTGTCTGTTGGAAATCAGAGAGTTAGATTTGAGATAAGCGATAAACTTATCAAGCATTCTTGACGTGCGCTCTCTAATATCCGTTTCTGTAAAATCTGTCAACGTCTGTGACAGCATTCGTAATTCGTGTATCTTAGTTCCAATCCTATCGCATGTGGATTTGAACTCACCATTATAATACTTAATCTTGTCAGCAAATCTGTAATCGGATGCCCGAATATTAACTCTTCGCTCCAATACCGATTTGTTTCCCAACATTTCAAGAACCTCATCACTCGACAATCCACCTTCCTTGACTTGTCTGTTCCTTGGGAAGATGTGTTCAATATCATATGTTGCGTCAAGAGGAAGCAATTCCTGGCTATCGAAAGAGAATGCCCACCACACAATCATCGACTTCGTAATCGCACGAGTGTTTGAAAAACTGAAGTTGGTGAATTGCGAACGGAACAATTCCTCTTGGAATAGATAGTTCTCGAAAGCAATCTCTTTGTTCTCTATGATATTCACCATCTCATTGAATACCGGTGCTCGCAAGGCTGTTATTCCTGGGTTGCTGATAGCATATGCCCAAATAAAGCCTATCAAACGATTCAAGAACAGATAGAACTTCTCGTTGTCTAGCATATTCTCAGCATTCTTATAGTGCATGAAATATACCGATACAATATAAGTCCATAAGCTGTTAGGCGCATAATTCAATACAAACAAGCGCTTTAGTACATCCACGGAAAAACGGTCTTCGTTCTGAGAATATACATCTTTCCAGAAGTCCGCAAGCAAGACTAGATTCTCTAAAGTCTGCTCTCGTCGAAGTAGAACATATCCATCTTTCTCATAGAACTTGCGAAGTCCTTCTGTCATCGAACTACGATTAGTCAGCAAAGCTCTCTCGTAGTACATATAGCGTGTAAACAACTCATCTAAAGGTGTTCCACGATATGGATGGAATATTTTAGTAACGAGTTCGTCAAGCTCTTTCCATGTAGTGATAAACTCTTCCTTCTTTCCGATGGATGAGTAGAACTTATAGAGCTGTGCCTTGAAGATGTCTGAGTCAGATAATGGCTTACCTCTATCATTAAGCGTCGAGAATATCCTAAGAGCAGTATCTTGCGATTCTGCCTCTATCGGAAGTAGTACGCAGTTATTGAGTATGCGAGCTGGATATAGTGCAAAGAAAGAAGGGTATTCTTCAATGAATTTCCCTATCTTGTCTTGAAAGTATCTGAAGTTGGTAGCATACCGACTTTTTCCTTCTGATGTTCCTTTCCGGAGTATATCCATAAACTCTTCCTTGTCGTTATCAGTTGCAACCTCAGAATTTATCTTCAAGTCGTTTGGATCATACTCTCCGAACTCATTTGCTCTCCAAATGCACTTTTCTATGTCCTCTCGCATCTTGATTGAACGATTGTCTTTCATGTGCTCCAGGCGATTGTAGAAAGCTCGCAGTAAGAGAAGCAAGGTCGTAAGACGCTGCTGACCATCAATGATTTCAAGTTTCCCTTCGTCATTGCGGAATGTTACTATAGGACCGAGAAAGTAACTCTCTGAAGAATCGAAGCTATCGCAGTTGTTATTTGGGAATGAAAAGGAAAATAGGTCTTCCCATAATACCTTACATTCGTCTTCTCCCCAAGCATACGGACGCTGATAATCAGGAATCAAGAACGTCGCTTTTTTATCTTGAAAAAGATACTTTACGTTCTTTTGATCTACTATAAGCTTTGATGACATAACAATTACATTCTACTTTTCATCAAACTCACCTTTCTCATCAAGATAGCGTACAGCTGCTTTCACGATAAACGAGAATCCTCTGAGAACAAAAGAACCTACCAAGCAAAGCAATGAGTCAATAACGTAGCTAAATGCTTGTATACCACTAATACTTGAACTTTCATATCCATAACCGCCAGAAGTATTCAAGGCGTTTATCCAAGTTATAATTGAAACTATTATGGCTATAAATGAAACAACAGCTAAAATGTTCGAGATAGTTCCAAGATGGTTTCCTACCTGTGGAACAAATTTTCTATTTCCCATATGATGCGCCCGTCATGCCGGTAGCTAAGCTTTAGTTAATAATCCGTCTATCAGATTAATAACGCATCATATGGTACTTTATTGTGTTGAACCAAAAAAATCTAAATTTTTTTGAGTGCCTTTTCTCGCCCTGCATTCAGCTGGCGGTACTCATTGAAGTCTTTGTAATGTTCGACCTTTCCGTAAAGCTTCGGGTGGTCCATCATCTTATCAATCATTTCATTGGAGAACTCGTGATATCCGAACTCATGGTCTCCCTGGACGGAACCCATTCCCTGGCTTCTCGACGGCTTGTAATTATATGTAAAATTGATGCCTCCCTCATAGGAGTATCTAGCAAGGCTATACGACAGGAACTTACCGTCCTTTCTTAAGATGTACCCATACGTCTGTGTCAAGCTAATGACGCGATATCCCAGCTTCTTGATTTCCTCCAGATTGTCTTTCATACGCATCATGCTAATGTCCTCTGAAAAGCGCACATTTCTTACATTGAACTCACTGTGTGAATTGATGTACAAATCGAGCTTGTCGATATCCCAATCGTCTGGGTATATGAATTTCACCAATCTCTGTAGCCCTTTCTTATAGTTGATAAGAACCGCAAGAGTTGACTTTGGCTTGTAATTTCTCTTAATCTTAACCTTTACTTCCATAGTTATTTCTTCTTGAATTTATAGTTTGGGCAGCTTCTCTTGTTTCCCATCACAAGCAGTACCGGGAACAGCAGACCGTGTCTGCAACCATTTCCGTGCTCGTCAGCAGCCTCGCAAGAGAAGCAGCCGTAATACTCGTTAATATTTAATGCTGCCATTATTCGTAATCCCTAATGTTCAACAATACTGGGAATCTCGGCACTCCAGCGTCAGAATAACCTTGATGCTGAACAGTCGCCGCCATACCTATCAACTCGTCCTTATCGGCTAAGTATTGAGCTCTGAGTGACCTTGAACCTACCGGGCGGGCACAGAACTCGTACTCTCCACACTTCAGTTTGAATATAGCGGTACCTGCATCATTGCCCTCCGCTTCCAAAACATCGACCACCTTGAACTCTGTCGTGTCGAACGATTTCAGCTTCATAAGGTCATTGCTTCTGCCCTCGGTATATGTTCCATCTGCATTTCTGATAATGGCACCCTCGTAACCGGTGGAAACGAATATCTTGTGCCATTGCTTGATGTCCTTCTCTGAATGGGCAACGAAAGTCTGCGTAAGGTACACCGGTCCATTTGGATCAATGGAAGCAAACTCCTCCTGCAAAACTTTCCATCTGGCAGAAAAGCTTCCCGGAATCTGTGCATCGTAGATAACCATGCGTAGCTTGTCGGTCATAGCAGAACGGCACTTGACGGCAGAACATATCTGCTGGAAGGTCAATTCCTGGTGGTTGTATATCTCCCCATCCAAAGGAAGCATACCGCGGTGTTTCTCTCCCCAAGCCTTAATCTGAGGAACATCATATTCCTTACCACCTCTCGATGTGAGGTGAACCTTGCCGTCCTCTCCTTCATGAAGGATGCTACGACATCCGTCATATTTAGGCTGAACGAAGCAAGGAAACTTCGTCTGTGACGGATAATATCTTGTTGCTAACATTGGTTTCATACGCTACTTAATATCTGAGGTTATTTTAATTCTCAATGGAGTACCATTCACTCTGTGCGTGACGAAAGACTCCAGGTCCGTATAGAAGCTACTATAGCACTCTACACTAGAGCTTTCTACTTCAATGGTGATAATCTTTTTCATAGCCATTTCCCGTATATTCTATGAATCTCATCGTAAATGTAGGCTCCACTCGTATGCGAAGCACTGAACATTAAGATGATGTCGTTATCTACCTTAATCTGACTTGTCCTGACAACCTTATCGTTCTTGACGTGGTCGCAATAGACCGTGTTGCAGGAGTGATATAGGCACATCGTGCGCCCATATCTGTCAGTTCCTATATTCTCTTTGTACATTGCTAGTCCTCCAAATCTACATCAAAAGCAGCCTCAATTACATCCTTGATGTCCTCTGTGAAACCACAAATTCCGTTATACTCCAGCCAATGATCCAGCAACTCCGTGTTAGTCATTTCGGCTACTTCACTCTCACTACACTCTGCCTCTTCTACAAGGTACTTCATCAAATCATTCTTATCCATATTACTTGATTTTATTGATGTCACAAACTAATACATTACCTACTATTACGTCTCTGATGCCTGCTATGTTCACAAGCATCGTGGCGTTCTCGTTCTGAGGAAGGTCGTAAACCTTGCCTTCCTCATTAACTACCATTACCTGCGACTTGCTGAGTCGGACCAACTCGATGTGGCCACCTACAAATCCCCTCAACTCCTCCAATGAGAAATCCGTCCCGTTGGATGGCTCCACATTCTTCTGGGCGCCATCCGTGAATATTACTGTTGACAACATAGGCTAATCATTCTCTTTGCATTGTTAATAGAATAAGTCTGTGTCTGACCGTCGATATAGACGTATCTCTGACCGAACATATCCTCAAAAACCTGGATAATGTGCTTCTTATATTTGAGAAGCTTTGTTTCAAAAAGACCGTTCATAATCTTTATAATTTTAATTGGTTCAACTTATAAGGTAGGCTCTGGATAACCAAAAGTACTACCTTTATCTATATGCAAAGGTACGAAAATTTTCTGATATATGCAAATTTACCAACGATTATCTTAGTTAAAAATACTAAATTATAATACACTGATAATCAAATAATTAAGGCGCTTACTCTCACGAGCAAACGCCTATCTAACATGGTTTAAAAAAGAAATTACAAGAAACCGCCACGTCTGAGCTGTGCATCGGTAGCATTGTTAAGCCACTCCTCGCACTTCTCTATGATGCCCGTACAAGCGTCCGGCGCATCATCGTGAGCGTTATATCCTTCCTTTCTGTAGGATTTCATATCGTGGGCGAACTCCGGCCACAACTGTTCCCAATTAGAAGGGAAAACTAGTTTATTGTTTACCTCGCTGGAGCGAGTGAAGATTCTAATCTGTTTGTTCTTCGATTGCGTGAACGTTACGAACTGGGTGATTCTGTTTCCGTGTTCCCTTGTTATGCGCTCGACATTGCGGGCATAAGAGCGGCCACCATTGTTACTTTCAACGAAACACACGTCTGTCTGATTGCGCTTAACCATATTGGCTTGCGCTGGTTCCGTATATTCCATTGGTCGCTTGGTGTAGAGGACATCGGTAACATAGTAGCCGTCATCGTGTGCATCGAAGCATATAGAGCAAAGGAAGTCGAAACCGGTATCTGCCGAGTCTGTGTAGTTTCCAATCATTCTTGCATACCTTCTGTCCGGCAGCTCATCGTATGTTCTGAAGGCATGGTACATAAGACCTTCCATAGGGGTTGGGTTCTGCATGTACTGTGTCTCAAATACGAACTCGCTGGCATGCTTGATTTTATACAGCTCCTCCAGCGTATGCTTCCACGGCCACAAGGCTCGCTCCTTTCCGTCCTCGTCTGTCTGTATTACCGGGAGGGAGACAACTTTCCACTCATTTGGCTCAATCTCTTGAAGGTAACCGCACAAGTCGTGCTCGTGCAACCTCTGCATGACGATGATAATTGGCGTATGACGTGAGTTTACACGGTTACGGATGGTTGTCTCGAAACGTCTGTTGATAGACTCTCTGACGTTATCGGACAAAGCATCGTCCGGTCGTAAAGGGTCATCGATAACTATGGCTCCCGAAAAGTGACCGGGGTTGAACGTAGCCATAAACTTATCCATGTTCTTTATGTCTTCTTCGGTCCAGTCTGGCTGACCTGCACCAAAACCTGTGATCTGACCCAAGGTAGATGTAGCATACTCACCACCACCTGCCGTTGTGCTCCATTTTGATCTTGTGTTATCGTTCTTTCTGATTTTGACATTCGGGAATAGTGTTTGAAAATATGTGGAAGTTATCGTGTCCTTGACTGCCATTGAATTGTCCTGGACGAGACTTCCGGAATAAGATATATGAAGAAACTTTGAAGCAGGGTTCAGCGCAAGACCATATGCGATAAACATCTGTGAACACAAGAGGGTCTTTCCGTAACGAGGGCTGATATTGATAATCAGCTTATTCGTCTTTCCCCTTATCACATCCATGAGCGCATCACATATAATCCTGTGATGTTCGCCTACTACATACTCACGTCGAGCAGTATAGGCGAACATCTTAGTAGTGAATTGCAGCAGGGACGATGCCACTAACTGCTTATGAAGAAAACGTTGTTTCTCAAAGTCCATTTATCTTCTGTAATTCTTTAATATCATCCAAGGACAGCTTAGGGAATTTGAAGTCCTCGCCATCCTTGCCGGTTACTTCTTGAATATGCTTATCTGCCAATCCGTTGAGCCTTGCAACAATGCTGGAATCAAACTGATGAAGCATGGCGCCATCAATTTGCTGAGCCATCACGACATTCTCAATCTGTGTTATCACCTGCTCAAAGCCTGGTCTCTTAAGATTACCTCTCTTGAAATCCGCCCATTTCTGAACGATGCCACAGAAAGCACAAAATCCGACAAGAGTATAGGCTCTTCTGAAAACCCTTACCTCTTGTCTCATGGAATTTGTGGATTTGCCGCTGCCGCCTGCAATGGAGTTGCTACCAGTCTTTTGCTGCCAAGGGTCATTTTCAACATCATCACAGTAAGCTACAAACTTATCCCATAATTCCTGAGAAGACTTAATCTTGTATGGTCTTCCAACAGGATTGGGGATTCTATGTACGAAAGACTTTACTTTCGGCTGTGATGATTCATCTGTCATGGCTTCTTAACTTTTACTAATTTACCGCAAGCGGAACAATTATACTCATAATACTCTGAAGGCTTGACCTGGATATTCTCCTCAACGCCCTTCATTTCCTCCTTGAACTTCTGGTCCTTCTGGGCTTCCGTTACGACCTTCTTAGCCGTATGGTTAGTCTCAGCCTTGGAAGGTGCGGCCGCAGGCTTCTGTTCCTTTGGCTTAGCGTTGAGTCCAAGCATACCGGCAATGCTCTCATCGAAAGCAAACTGAATGCTGTTAGGATCACCGAGATAGGAGAGCTCCTTGCGAAGCTTCTTCTCGTTCCAAGTGGCGAACTCGGACGTCTTGTCATCAGCGATTCTATACTGCTTAATCTGTTCGTCAGTCAGATAGTCGACACGGATGCATGGAACCTTATCCATTCCCAATGCCTTAGCAGCCTTATACACACCATTACCGGTTACAATCACGTTGTTCTTGTCAACGGAAATAGGCTGAGTGATGCCGAAATCCTTGATGGACTGCATGATTGCCTGTACTGCCGTCTCGTCGGTCTTGTGCGAACCGTCATGAGGCACGATACTGTCAATAGGTAACTCAATTACCTTGTCATTAATCTTAATCTCTTCCATACCTGTTAATCCTCAATTTCTATTGTTTCCATATTTCCGCAATATGGGCAAACGACCTTCATATAATGTGAACCGTCCTCGCGCTCTTTGAGAACGAACAAATCCTTGGCAGGGTCTTCCTCCTCCTCATCTGAAGGAGCTTCCTCGCTTTCGCCAGCCTCTTCATTGGATGGAGTCTCGAAGTTCTCCTCATCAACCTGAGAATAGTCATCCTGGAAGCCACCATACTCTTCTGCCTGCTGGTTGATGCTGTCGAGGGAGAAGTTGAGCATCTGGTTGATATCCTCAAAGAAGAATGCCTGCATATCGGTAGGAACCTCCATGTTGCGCAATTCCTCCAAAAGCTGGTCTTCATCAAAGGAAGATTTCTCTGCCAGCTTGTTATCGAGGATGCGGTACTTCTTTGCCATTTCGTCGTCCATATCCGAGTAAACGACAGGAACGAACTCCATGCCCAACTGGTAAGCGGCCACGTATCTTGTGTGACCGGCAATGATTACACCTGCCTTATCAACGAGGATAGGCTTAACGAATCCAAAACGCTTGATACTCTCCTTCGTAGGCTCAACCGCATTCGTGTTGTCACGAGGGTTGTCATAGTAAGGAAAGATTTCACTGAGCTTAACTGCCTTTACTTTCATTTCTTATCCTCCTTCTTCTTGGCTGTCTCTCTTGCTACGCGTCTCTCGTCGACAACCTTTTCGATAGCCGCATTATACTTATAGCTCTTGAAAATCTTGGCGAAACCGGTAACATACTTAAGTTTTACAAGCTCTTTCTGCTCCAGACCTACCTTTTCGCAAATCTCACGCTCAGACACACCATCTCTGAGCATATTGAAGACGATGTTTACCATTCCATCGACAGAGTGACTTCCACGGGCACGATTGTGTCTTACGGTTGATGCCATACGCTGGTCAATGTCCTTGTCTAGAACTACGATAGGTAGCTTTCCACCACATCGCTCATTGATATCCGCAAACTTGCGAATAACGAGGTTTCTGTGGAAACCGTCGATGATTACATACTTCTGCAGCTTCTCGTCCCAAATAGTAACGATAGGCATAGTGTAACCGTCTTCCCTCACGGATGTATAAAGAAGACGCATTTCCTTATCTGCCACATGGTTAGGGTTGTAGTTGTTGGCTACAACCATATCCTTGTCAACCCAAAGCACGCAATCTACAGGGTTGACTTTCTCCGGAGATAAGGAACTGATATACTTTCTGAGGTCGTTCAAAAACTGCACCTTATCCTTGGCAGCATCAAACTCCTTCTTGATGTTCTCTTGAAGATTCATATTCCTTATTAGCTTTTTCTATTTTAACATAATTGTCGCTCAAATACTGACGCAAAGAACGCTCTACGCTCTGAATGCGCTTCATTCCGAAATCTTCCGCAATGACGCAGACAGCGCTGGTATAACCAATCTGATGTATTACGTAATCAATGCACTCCTGGCAATGACCGGCTTTAGCTACATTTCTTTTCTTGGCGGAACGGTAGCCTTTCTTGATAGTCTCCGCATTCTTCTTGTCTTCACAAAGATTGTCTGCGAGATAATCAACGTATTCATCCCAATCCTTGAAATAAGGTGGCAAGTTGTAGCAGTATGTTGCCACTTCGTTAAAGACGTGTACAGATGTATTGACGTTTGCCACTCTTCGCACCAGCTTGTCGTAGAACCATGGATCCACTTCTTTAATGAAACCTAAGTCGTGGATAGCCTGCTCATGAATGAGGGAACTAACTCGGCACGCTCTCAGCGGCTTCTGCGTGAACTGATAGTTATAGAGCTTACAGTACGGAAGCTTGTTGCTGAAGATGTAATACCATACATCATAAACCTTCCAATCCCAAATAGGGTAGAGTACCAGACTTCTCGGTGTGCCGTCTTTATAATATCCGCCACCACCTCCCCATGTAATACCTGGAAGGCACTCGCCTCTAGTAAGACCAGACAATCGTGCCGGCGACTCCTCGATACGGACACCACCTAAAGTTAGGTAGTCTTTGCCGAAGAGCATTCTGTGTACCTGATCAAGGGTCTTGGAGAAATACTGATTGTGCGGAATCTCCAAATCACCATATGAATCTGGTTCCTTCTCACGAATCCACTTTTCTCCTGGCCCCCATACATTGAACCATTCTCCCTTTGAGGCATTCCATTCCTGGAAGTATGACTGAATCCAATATGGCTCAACCCACGGCAAGTGCATGATGTATCGTATGTACTCGATAGTCATTGGAGTCTCTGCCTCTTGGTCTAGGAAGAGGACGGGAATCTTTTCAATTCCCATCTCCTTCATAACCTCGTGCGCAAGGTTGAGAACCACGGTAGAGTCCTTTCCTCCAGACATCGTCACGACAATCTTACGCTTACCATAAAACTCCCGAAAGATGTATCTGAATCTTTCAAGAGCTGCCTCATAAACGTTTTTGTCACTGTAAAATATCATTTCTTTCTATTGTTTAATAATACCTTGTCGCTGGAATTACTGAAATGGGTGTCAAGGTAATTCTTAAGCCTACCCATCATTTCATTATTGTTGTGGCCGCGAGCGGCATTGTGCATGATTGTTGCATATCTCAACTTCTCTTCGTCGAAGTCAACGAAGCATACAGGAACCATTTCATATCCGATGACGCAGGCGGCGCGGTATCTGTTCTCTCCGTCAACAATCTGCATCGTCGAGCGGTTGACAACGATAGGCTGAGTAAATCCGAAATATAGCAACGATTTGATGAGAAGGTCGAAGCTGTCTGCATCATGCGTGTTAGGGTTATAGTCATTCGGATAAATGTCATCAACCTTGACGTATTCAATATGCAGCGGCTTCACCTGCTCAACCTCGATATTGTCCTTCGCCAATTTCAAGGCTAGATTTTCCTTAGAGTTTTTTGTATTCATCGAGAAATTCCTTGTTTACGATTTCCTTAACCCAATCCTTGCTTGACTTAGCCAAATAAGGATTTTTGAACTCACTCTCCCAATCTACAGACTCTACATCAAACTGGTTGTCGTAGGTCTTGCTGTTTCGAGGAATGCCACCTACGGCACCTGGATTGTTGAACGTGCTTCTGTATGCACCGAAATGCTGAACCAGACCGGGAACGATAGCGTAAAGGTCGATACCCTTTGCCTGAAGGTATGCCTTAAGGCGCGAATCATCATAACGTGTCTGATCATCCGTCATCTTGTTTGAAGTTTCAACAAAGTCCTTGGCTAGGTCATTTGGATATACGCTAGCCTGCAGCCAGAAGTTAGTCTTTGTAGAAATAACGTGCTTGCCTTTTGCGTAACAATCAGTATAGTCCCAATTTGTTGGATTGTAGAAACTGATAACGTTGTTTTCTGGAGCAAAAGAGAGAATATGTAAAATCTTGGCAAGAATGTTGCGGTCAAAGGTAATGTCATCGTGGATAACCATTCGATGGGTTCCTTCCGCTACCTCTTGTGTCAACGCTTGGGAATAATTGTCCCAAAGACCCTTACCTCGGTCCATAGAGATACTGACAGGAATACCATAAGGCTTCGTGCTGGTCTCTATCAACTTCTTAAGGTATTTGCCCTCACGTTCTCGCTTCGGAACATTGAGGATGATAATCTGAGAGAGTTTAATCATATGCGTAATTATTTAGTTACTGTCCATTCTCCACCTCGCTTGGCTACCTTGCTTATGGCTACAGCCAAACGGTTTCTGTTCATATCGCTACCATAGAAAACCTTACCTGCGGCATAGGCTGCTTGGGCAACAAGTCCTTGACCCATGAAGAAGTCTGTGATAGAGCTGAACGGAACATCCTTACAAATCTTGAACACCGCATCCCATTCATCCATTCCATGGAGTCCCCAGTCTTCTGCCTGCTTGGTGCCTTGGATAATCCAGCACTTGCAATCAGGCTTATGATAATAGGTGTTCTCGTAGATTTTTACATGAGGGAACAGCGATTCTACCATAGGAACCAACTGTTTCTTATTTCTGTAGAAGCACTCGACGAATAGTCTGTCCGGATTAATCTGCTCGATGCACCTCTTGATGTGGGCAACGAACTCGTCAAAATTATCAACCGGGCATTGCTTCTCCGCCTTGGTATAATACGCTTTGAGGACACCTTTACTTCCTGCCGGGTCGATGAATACACAATCGGCATTCTTTGAAAACTCCGGAAGCCCCAAAGTAATATCGGCAATGGTAATCTTGCTACCATTGCCTAAACTGTAAATCTCGCCTTCTGTGATGGGGTATTTGTCAATACTGCCATCATAACGCAAACCTTTCTGTGATGTCATACGCAATTTACTATTAAATAATTGTGATACTCTGATACGTTTTCTTCACCAAAAAGACTGCACAAGACCTTCTTTGAATAGAAAAAATGTATGAACTCCACATCACACTTCTCATAAGTGACCGGATGATATTTCTCCTTGTAGAACATCAAGAACTTGCGAGCCTTGCACTGCGATATTGCCAGAACGGCATAACGGGAAAGATAAGATGGGGAACCGAACAATGCTACGATATTGTCGAAATTCCTGCAATCTAAACTCTTTCCGTCGAAAGGCTCACATACAACCCTATCCTTATAGGCTGGGTATTTGTTAGTGAACTGCTCCAACATTCCTTTACTAGGATCAATTCCTAGATATTCCTGTGGGTCGATTTTTGCAATCTCTGTCAGCAAGCCGGTACCACATCCGATGTCTAGGATTGAACCGCTGAGAGGTGGGAGCATTTGCCCCACCTCACGGTTCTCAACGAGACTCATTTCATCACGAAACAAAGTGTCGTACTTACTTGCTATTTTATCATACTGGGAATAATTCATTTTCTACTGTTGCCTGTTGCCAGGTGATTTTTTTACTTGAAATGGTTACGAAATTCTTGTGATTGTATATGTTACAATTCGGGAACATCGATTTCAACTGCATTCTGTCATAGGTGAAATGGTGCATTTCCTCGAACTCTGCAGGGGTGTAGTCATCCTTGTAGAACATAAGGCAATAATCCAAACCACTCTCGCCCAGTTTGCGGAGATACTGAGGCATGAAGTAGGAAGCGGTACCGAAAAGAGCAACCACAACGCTGTCTGCCGACATCCATTTCTTTATCGCCTCCTCAAAAGAAATAGTAGAACATCTTCGGAAAAAGCCAGAGGTCTTCTCCCTGAACTGCTTGATTGCTTTCTTGCTAGGATCAACTCCATAATACATTTCCGGCTTTATCTTGGTGAAAGCGACGAAGTCTCCGTTTCCGATGCCTGCCTCGAAAAATCTTCTGTCCTTGAACGTGAACATGATAGATTTTGCCATCACGTCCATTTCCTGATTCGAATAGATTCTCGGTACCGGCCACTCCAGGAAGTCGAACTCGTTGAAAACCTTCTGTCTGTTCAAAATCCAAGTAGTCTCGAATGGGTCACCCATCGTCCAATACTTGTAACCGTCAATGTAAAGGTAAGGGAAATTATACTTCCCCCATCTTTCATGGACTCCATTGTCTCGCTGTGCGCTAACGAAGTAATAAAACTCGTCGTTTGTCAATGCGCACTTGTCTCTGTGAATGTACTCATGAGGAACGTCTATCATTGAAGTGGCCCATTGCCACTTACAACGCTTGATGAACTCTCTGAGCTTACTGTAATCGTATTCCATCGCTGCAAATTTAATAAAATATTTAATGATTAAATACCTAAAATCTAAAATTAACTATATTTTAACATAAAATTGTGCATATATGCGGCTTGAATAGTCAAAAACACCGCAAAATAGGCTCTTCTCATACGCAAAGGTACGAAAAAATCTCGATATATGCAAATATATTAAACGAAAATTTTAGCCAAAAATACTAAAAATTACGCCGTTCTACTAGCCCTGTTCGGGAGCCTGGATTCTATCTGCCACAAATTATCTTTGATAAGCTTCAGAATGGTATCGTGAAAAACGGAATTGATGTTTCCGTGGCCCTGGCATTGAACAACGGTAACATCGGCTAAGTTTACCTCGATTGTCTCCATACGCTGCCCGTTTACCTTGGCAGAAAGTATGAGGCAGTTCGGCTTTCTGTTCACATCGTAATAACCGTTCCTAAATACACAGTGCCCCATTTCCTTGCCCTCTTCAAAGAACTCCTGGACGGACTTAAGAACCTGTATGTCTATGGCGCCATCCTTTATGTCAATGTCAAAGAACTGCTTTCTTCTGTCAACATATACATTAGCCATTGCTTCTGCCTTTTTCTTATTCTCCTCTTCGGCTTTAGCAGCTTGCTCCAGATATCTGAGTTGCATTTTCTCTTCCGCAATCAAACGCAGCTTAGTCATTCTGTCCTCCATTTTCTTTTTCTTGTTGTCTGCTGCCTTTAGCCACTTGTCGTGCGCCTCACGAAGATTCTCCGGGCAAACTATAGAAGGGTTACGTACATCTTTCTTAAGATACATAATACTGTCGAGCATATCCCACCACAAGCTATCGTAAATATAAGAAGCCTTTCCGTGTCTGACAACAATCTTGACGGCAGACATTTTTTCTCTGTCGAAGACAGCTTCATGGTACTTACACACCTTCCACATATCAATATCACGTCTCATGAGAGTTTCATTGTATGGGTTAGCATTGACGGAACGGAAGATTTCGTCACACAGAATCTTTTCCCCGAAGTCTCTGAGAGCATATTTATACTTGCCTTGGACTGAAGCGTAATATACTCCATCGAATCCAATATCACGAGGATCACCCAAGAAACTCCATACAGTATGCGTTCTTACTTCCAACTTTCCGAAAGCAGAAAAAGCATCTTCTATATATCCGCTGGTTCGCTGCTTGGCAAGAAAAACATATTCCCCGTCTTTCAACCATTGCTGCATACACTCCTTGAAGTAAATCTTCTCCTTAACCATCTTGTGGAACCGGAACTTCACTCTTACCTGGAAGTACCTGAGAACCTGCCATCCCTTGAATGTGCATACAAGGTAGAAGCATCCTCTAGAAAATCTATCACTGTATTTGTAGGCATCATCTTCAGAGATGCAAGTCTTGATGGCCCACTCACGTTGCTTGTCTGATAACTCCGGTATTCTATCTGAGAGTTTTACAACTTCACGTTCTGTCTTATTTCTTGGCTTCATAACTCACATATTTAAAAATCAAATAAACTCAACTGACCAATCTCAGCATCTTTCTTTCTCTGAGCCTCGGCTTTCTTCTTCAAGCGCTCCTTCTCAGCGGACTCCTTCTTTTTGAGCTCCATGATCTTGGCTTGCTTGAACTCCTCCTCAGCCTTCTTCTCCAGATTCTCCTTGGTCTGGTCTGAGAGATTTGTAACAATGGTGCAATTCTGATTCTTGGTGAATGAAACTTCTTCTTCATTATAATAGTGAATTGCAATTCCATAAATCTCATCATCGTCAAACCCCTGCCTTCCGGATTTCTTGACCTCCGAGATAATAAAGTCGCAGCAATCATCGATATTCTTGCCAGGCTTGGCGTAATCCTTTGCGAACAACTCATCCTCTGCTGCACGCTTGTCAAGATATGCCTTGATTACCTTCTTGAATGTTTCTGATCCTTTCATAACCTTTCCATTTTTTGAAACCTATAGGCTTGTCTCTAAAACCCTTACGGAATGCTTCTCTCATAGAGATGCAAATGAAATCTACACTGCATTGTGCCAAGCCCGTACAAAACGCACAATCCTCGCAATCATCCATTGGTTCCGCTACGTACACGATGCCGTTAATGACTATCGCCGCTTTCTCCTTGAAGACTGCCATTCCTTTTCGCTAGCAAAGCCTTTGACCTTATTAATCTTCTAGCCAAATCAAAGTCTTTGGGCCTTGTGGATTTTTCATTAATAAAAGCTGCTGCTTTTTCTAGAACACTAAGCAGTTCTCTGAACTCAGTCTTCGTTGTCTTCACTTCCATACGCTTTCTGTGCCGTTATAATTCTACAACCGGTGTAATCGTCGGCAGAAAGGACAATCTCACCATTCTTAACCTTTTCTCTAATCATGGAGCAAGCATCCGTATTTGATTCTGCCTCTACGGTTATTGTCTTACTCAAAGTTTCTTGAATGCAAACATCATATTTCATATTATGTTACCTCCCATGTTTCAATATTAAACTCATAGTTTTTACCACTACATTGGCTCTGCCCGATATTGCGCAAATCTTTAAGTTGCTCTTCCGAAGCTCCGTTAGCCTCGGCTGTTGCGTAGCATTTCTGAAGGTTATCGGCTACCCTGAGCAATTCACCGCTTCCCTTTGTATGCCAGGCATCATCTTTATAAATTAGATATATCTTCATAATTAAACCACTTTAAAATGAACACTAGTTTTATCTTCTCATTCGTCAGCAGTACAAGCTAGGTTTGTACAAGTAACTTCTTGATCGTGAAGCGGAACGTTAGGTACACAAACAGCGCAATTAACGCAATCTCCACTTTTCGCTACTACGCAAGTTCTCCCATTTATACTAAGATTCTGCCCAATAGGATAGTACGCTTGTACACCCAAACTGCTAACTACGATAATATCTTTCCCTTTCATAATCAATCCTCCTTTTCTTTTAAGTAACGAAGGTATAACTGACAGTTGTCGCAATCAGAATTGCATCTGTAACTGTACTCATTGGCACAAGCCATAAATAATTCACTTCTTTTCATAAGCGTCCCGATAACAAATAAATAAGTCGTAAATCATTTTCTCGCAAGCCTCCATGTCTTCCAGCACATCCCTCATGCGATATGGTGCTCCGTTCTTTCCATGGCCCTCGTTGTCTAACCATAAATATGTTTCACTGTCAGCATCAAATTCTACGTAACGCTGGTGGATGCTGTTGATCAATTCTTCTGCACTTTCAAATGGTCCGGTTGATATCGAGAAGTCTTGACCTGCAGGTGAATATCTTGAAAAGAGCAATCCTTTTCCATTCGTGTATTCCTCTTCGGTGACAGTCCAGGAATCAGACTCTGCTATTTTTATTAATTCTTCTATTTCCATATTATTTTAAATTTAAAGGTCGGGTGCCGTCTTTCCGAGCTGTCGCAAAATAAAGAATATCAAACATTGTTTGTTATTTAATCCCGACCATTGATTAACGATGATTTTTACTTAATTCTACATGACTCACCTCCAATCTTATTAAGTTTAACTTCCATATTCTGTAAATCTGCCAACGGCAGAACTTACGCTTTCATTTGTTACGGAACCCGGCTTCAAGAAGTACTTGTAATGCGTGCTTCTCTCCAACCTCTCACTCCAGCAGAAACCAAAAGCATCGAACTCCTTACCGCACCATTCATGACCGTAGTAGTATTCGCTGGCATGCACCTTCTGTTCCTTGCTGAGCTGCAAGAATAGTGCGCGACTCTTGCTAAGTTCCGTTGGGTTCTCCTTGAACTCCTTCTCGATTTGCTTACGCTTCTCAGTATATTCTGCCAGCTTCTGCTGGTACTCTTCCTCGCTATCGCAAAGATAATAGTCTGTGTCAGTCCAACGGCTATCCCAATAGGAATTGGAAGACTGATGTATATGATAAATATTCTTCATAATTGTATATTTTTATTGGAAGGTAGGCTGCCGTCTTTCCGGCTGCCAGATAAGAATAAGGTATCTAACTTGTGGGTGTCCTTAATACCCGTTATGTTAAACCTTACTTTTGCCTACCTTTATAATAAGTATATAAATCCATCATGCTATTATAGAACCACTGCCATGCAACAATCTCCTTCTGCTCTTTGGTAATATCCAGGGCATCAGTAATCATCTTTCTGCGCCAGTTTATCAGTCTGTCACATGACTGGATGATTCTTGCAATCATCACATGGGCGACATTCTCCATCATTACCGCCTCTCCATTTACCATCTTCAGGGCGTAATTTTCTGCAGCATCGTGCCAAAGGTCGTAGGCTACAGAATCATTATTGAGCATCAGATAGAGTTCTTCCATATCAGCAGTTCTTTTGTACTGAACCATTTCCTTTACAACCATAGCTATCTCCTTTCCAATGTTAAGTCTATCACGTATGGAAGAGTATGCTGTGGCATTTCTCCTAAATTGATGCAGTTGAATTGGCAGATACGTTTAATGGAAGCTTCTTCCTTTTCAACAACCTTGTATATCAACTTAGGTTTAATTTGTTCTGTCAGCTCAACATTGAAGTAAGAGCAGTTCTCATCCATTGATATTCTCGTTGCAATAGCAACCAATCCGAAATCTGGGCTGAAGAACAGATACTTGCTGCCCGTAAAGATGGCATCTATTCTGTTCTTTGTATTTCCTGTCACTCTTATAACGTTCATAATTATTGTTCCATTAAATGTTTGACAAGTTCTTCTTTTGAAGAGAATATATCTCCAAGCCTTTTACTTACATAGTTTCTGTCTATCTCTAGGATAACATAATTATTATTTAGTGCTGCTTTGAGACATCTTTCTATACGATCGCGCTCACTGAAAGAATAATAATTTCGATAGCTTGTAGGGCACAAATTTGTACTCACTATATTGTATATTCTTTCGCCTATATCTCTAGAATGATAATCAACATAAAGCTTTTTGTCATCTTCATAGTCTGAAAGAGATATAAGGACAATTCTACCCGAAACAATTTTGTTGTCCCTCATAATGAAGACCTGCTGTCCGATAGCATACTTGCTCTGATATGTAGTAGCTAAATCGGAAAAGACTCGTCCACAATCCAGCTGGAAAACTGCATATAAAACGGTTCCATTATTGAAAGCTTCCAGGTAACGCTCTATCTTCTCGTTTTCTGTCGGCTCTCGTTCAGTGACGTTTCCATCGTCATCCGTAACCTCGACATCATCATCAAAAGTGCCTTCATACTCGTTCCAAATAGAAAATTGCTCTTTTAGAGCATTGTATTTCATTATTTCTGAAATACTGTTGATCTTGATACCTACATATCCGTTTCCAAAATTCTTTGTATTCATATTAACCCTCCAGACTATTAATGTATTCCTTACGTGCCTTTACAAAAAGCTTCTTCTTTCTGTCATCTGAAAGAAACTCCTTAACGGTATATCCCAAAGCGATGATACCATTTTCAAACTCAAAGGTAAGGCCACACTCATGATTGCCAAATTCATATTTCAAGGCATCCACCAAATTCTCATCGCTGCTCAGAAACTCCTCTGATTCCTTAACGGAACGCTCACCGAATACCAGAAATAAGTGGTAATCCTTTTTGAGGCAATAAGCACCGGCACCGATGGAACATATCTTTTCCAGGTCTTCCTTACTTGTGGTAAGCCCCCATTCAGCCATCATTTCCTTAAACTGCTTGTCTCCAAATGCAGCCTTCATTGGCAGCTTGCCAAACTCATCCTGCTGCTTTTTCTTGAACTCTTGGTATTTCATGCTTCTTTCTTTACTTTATAGTTATTAAATGGATCTACCATGTTTAGTAGCTCTGCGTTTCTGTTAGCTTCCTTTTCATCGGAGTAGTCTCCAAACTCTTCGGAAACATCACCTGTGGGGCAAATTCTTTCGATACAATATTTCATACAGCACCTTCCATCATTAAAAGTTTGTGTTCTTCTTCACTGTCACCAACATGACCATACAGAAGTCCGTCTTCTGTGTTTTGCCAATATTCGTGCGGTACAGAGTGCGAAGCCATACTTACCAACACTACAACATAGCCCAAAGACTTGATAAGATTGAAATTTGAATTTCTCATAATTATTCCCTTTCTATTTTTTAAGATTAAAATTGTATAATAGTGCCAAATGGCTATCGTCTAACTCTCTCTAATCATCAACTGTGTCAAGATAAGCCTTGACTTTTGAAAGCGTAATTGGAACCGTTGGATAAGCAGAACAAAATCTGCGAAGCATGTACTCTGATAAAGATTCTTCCATAGCCTTCGAATTATTAATGATTACTATGCGTTAATGAGGTCTATCACATCAGAAGCATCAAAGTCATCCATACTATTGTATGTAACATAGAAATCTTCCTCATCGTCAGCAAGCAGACCTTCAGCCTCTTCCTTAAATTCATAAAAGTCCTCATCCGTGTCTTCATAATTCAATGCCTCTCGAATTATTGCCCACAACTTTCTCTGCTTTTCGTTAAGCGAGTTTAATTTTGTATTCATAATCTTTATAATTTTAATTGGTTCAACTTGCAAGGTAGGCTCTGAATAGTCAAAACTACTACCTTTTATCTATATGCAAAGGTACGAAAATTTTCTGATATATGCAAATTTGCCAACGATTATTTTAGTTAAAAATACTAAATCGCAGTACTCTGTAACTATCTGATTATCAGAATGGTGCATCTGCTTCTTCTGGCTTTTCGAAAGGCACCTGTACATCTTCGTTGATTAAATTCGTCTTGAAAAAATTTGTCGTATTTTTGTTGAATCCCATAAAGAATTTGAACGTTCCGATATTACGTCCCTTGGCAACGTCTATCATAGCCGTTCCGTCAGTAGGATAATCGTCCTTGTTATCAAATGGGGCAGGGTACGCTCTGTTGTAATACTCTGCTCGATAGACTAGGATGACAACATCGGCAGCTTCTCCTATCTGTCCACTATCGCGCAGTCGGTTCAGATTCGGCTCCGGGCAGTTACTATCTCTAGACAACTGACTTAGGGCGATGATCCATATGTTCAGTTCCTTTGCGAGGTTCTTGAATCTTCGTGCGGCATCACCCATAGCCTGCTCCCTGCTGAAACTCGTACTCCTGGAGTTTACGTTAAGAATCTGCAAGTAATCAACTACGGCTCCGTCTATGTCCTTCTGCATCTTAAGCATTCGGATGGAAAGAAGAATAGAATCTATATTTGACGTGCTCTTGTCATCAAAGAATAAATTCTCTCCGGGCAACTTTCCTCTAGCATCATCAATCATCCTTATCTCGCTTGGCGCCAGACTGCCCGAATAGAGGATATTGTTGGCCGGGATGTTCGTCTTGGCAGAAAGCAGACGTGCCGTAAGCTGCTCCTTCGTCATTTCCATAGAGTAGAAAGCAACCTTTGCTCCGTTCTCAATGGCGTGTCTTGTCATGCAAAGTGCGAGGCTCGTCTTTCCCTGAGAAGTTTCGCCGGCAACAATAATCAAATCAGACTTCTGCAGACCTCCCTTTTCATCAAATCTCTCCATACCGGTCTTGGTTCCTGTCGTGACACCTCCAACGGTGGCATTCTTAACCATTATCTCGTTTAGACTATTCATTGCATCATTGAGCGTGAACACTCCATCTGCTTTCTCAAATACTCCTCCGATACTCTCAATAGCCTCTTGGTGGGCATCTGCGGTCAGAATCTCTTCCGATAATCCAACCTTGGAAAGCTGCTGCCCGACAACCCAGAGTTTTCTTCTTCTACCAAGGTCCTGCAATCTGATGGCATGATATTCTACATGTGCAGATGATGCAATCTGTGCCGAAATGTTCATCAAGTCCAATGCTGTTACATTCGACTTCTGCTTACTGAGCTCGGCAGAAACAGATATAACATCTATCGGCATACCTTGCTTTCCCATATTATCAACAGCCTTCCATATATCCCTACACATGGGGTCGTAAAAACAGTCTTCATCTAGATATTGGCTTACTAGAGTGTATGCGGTAGGATCAACAAGAAGACTTCCGATAACATACTGCTCAGCCTTTGGGTCATTCACTAATGGCTGATTCTGATATGGTGATTGTTCTAAACTCATCTGAACGATACCTCCTCAAAACTTAAAATATCAAACATTTCGTGCATTCTATCTACAATTCTTGGGTCATCGTACTTCTGTCCGATGTCAATGGCCGTTAGGTTTGAACTGATAATCGTGGGCAGCATCTGCTCATAGCGATAGTCCAACAACTCGTCAAACGGCTTGTAGTGCATTCCGTAAGTGACTATCTCCGTTGGCTCAGCACCCAAATCGTCAATCAAGAGAAACTTAGTGTTCATGATTGCTCTGAACTCGTTTATGTCTTCGTGTATCATGTAAGCCATATCTCTAGCCTTGACGAATCGCGGATATTTGTCACCCTCGCAATAGCTAATCTTGTTTGAGTCCACAAGATGAACTAGCAAATCTCGAATAGCCTTTAGCATTGTAGTCTTGCCGTTTCCAATACTGCCGGGCATAAACAGCCCGTAAAAGTTTGTCTCTATAGTAAGAAAATCCCCGACTTTCGATATTGCTTCCTTTAGCTCGTCAGTGAAGACGAACGTTCTTTTTCTTTTCTCTACCTCTCGTTTGTAGGCATAGTAAAGAAAGTTCTTGACTTCTCTATTTTCCAACGGCAACTCCAAACCCCGACCGATACGCTGATGTGTCTTTGTGGTCTGGAGCTTTCCATCCTGTCTTTGTATTGTTTCCATTGTCTGTTACGTTTTGTCTATGATTTTTCATTTCTGATACTATCTCGTTGTATTGAGAATCAATTTTGTTAACCGAAAAATTGTTCATTATCCAAGTCTTGTCGATACGACGTAGAAACTCTTCCAATGCCTTAAGCAAGCTCTCGTCATCTATCGGAAGCGGCACTGTTTTGTGACTTCTAGCAAAAGAAATCTTCTTTAGGATAGAGTTCATAGCCTTTGCATCCTTGGGTTGCCAATAATAGGCAGAGTCATAGAGTTCTTGGTAATACTTCTCGAATATTTGCCGTCCCTTGTGGCAGATGGTAAACTCTTTCGGTTTCGATTTCCTCGTGCGCGCGCTAGAAGGAAAAGATAATTTTATATTATCTTCCCGTTCCGTAGGAACGGAATATATATTCTTTGAAGGGTTTGGGGAACTTTCTTTGGACTCTGGCATTTGCTTAGCATTTGCTAGAGATTCGCTAGCATTTGCTAGGATTTCTGTAGCATTTGCTAGAGAATTTGTAGCATTTGCTACGTTTTTTCTAGCATTTGCTTGGCATTTGCTAGAAGATTCCTTAGCATTTGCTACGAAATTTCTAGCCTTTGCTGCACCACCTGCACGACCGGCTCTAGCTCTAGCTTCGCTGACTTTTCTTGCCTGCTCGATAGTGTCTGAAAGTTCCTTAGAATAGAAATATTCTTCCTCAACCTCAAATAAATCGAAATCCTCAACTACAGATTGTACCACGGAAACATCAACACGCATCTCATAAGCTATCATAGAATAATCCTTTGACAGCTTATGATCCTCGTCTTCCTCCAATAGTTGCATAAGAGCAACGTAGATGCCGTAGGCAGCTATGCCGTGCTTCACCCTTGCTCTCATTACTTCTGGAGAATCACTATTTCTGATGCAATTATATTTCATAATCTTATTGGTTCAAGTCCTCGTTCTTAATGAAGCATATCTTACCTCGCTTTATACTATTTGCCAGGGAGTCAACTTCTGTCTGTAACTTACTGTAAACAACACTTTGCTGCTTAGAGATAAAATTGTGGATAGAAGGGCTAATCTTTAAAGCGATAAAAGCCATCCCCTCCAAAATCTTAAACTCACGATACAACACACCTGCCGACTTGAACTGTTTGTCCAAGCCTACCAAGAACGTTCTGTAGTCCTTGATTCCTTCAAAATCTCTAAGAAATTCTGTCTCTTCCATATTGTATAATATTTTATTTATAACTATATTGTTTCTCCTTAATGCAAAATTACGAATTTTGTCTGATATATGCAAAAGAATTAACTTAAATATTCAAAAATACCGAAATATATTTAGATATATATTTGGCTATCTCAATTTTTTTTAGTACTTTTGCAGTAAGTTTTTTCCATTATATTCTGTAAAAGAATATTGTATGGGTTTCTCTTTAGCCTGCTGGCGAGCAGGCTTTTTTTGTTGGGATTTATTTGGCAATTTGAAAATAATTCATTACCTTTGCAAACAAATCCCTTTAAAGTATAATCTTTATAGGATTTTAATTGGTTCAAGTCCTCGGTGTTGTGAAACACTGGGGACTTATATTTTTTACAGATTAACGGTGATACCTTTCTCATAACTCAGTCTCTTTACTTCATTAGTATAATACTTAATCATTTTCTCCAACTCATCGTCATCCCATTTCTTGATGGAGTGAGCACGCTCTCGCAGGGTGGAAAATCGGGAAACACCAATCTTCTTTATCAGATTCTCCTGGTAGTATATAAGATGGTCTGACTTCACTCTGTTGCACCCGATACATTCTGCATTGCAGTTATCTTCATCAAATCGGGTGGCCATGTTGGAACGTCCGAAGAAATGACCGCAATCAAGCTCTCTGTACGGCTTTATCTTTCCGCAGCTGATACATTGTCCCATACCGCTTGGCATGCAGTCTCTCAGACGAATATACAATGCAAACACCTTGTCTAGCCTCTTGACTAAATCAGGCTTACTCTTCTTTCTCTTTTTGGGAGCAGAAGGAGATTTCTTCTTTTTCTTATAAAATGGAAACATATCTTTTTATTTCAATACTACATTAGTTAATTGTGTTCCTCTGGAATACACCGCCCATTTCGTAGTTCCTGGAGGTCTGCTAATAAAGAGGTCTGCGACATTTCCGAACCGGCTATAGTTTCCCGACAAGTCAACTATCCACCCGTCCTTTCCTTCAAAAGGTCTGATAGCGCGGCCTACCATCTGGTAGTAGAGTCCAAGAGATTTCGTCGGGCGTGCCAAAACAACGGTGTCTAGGGCAGGGTAGTCGAATCCCGTAGTCAGTACACCTACATTGGCAACAACCTTTATCTCTCTCCTCTTGAATCCTTCAAGAATGGCTTCACGCTCCTTTTTGGGTGTTTCTCCTGTCACGATGGCGGCATTGACTCCGAGTGATTGAAGCTTATCAACCAACTGCCTGGCCTCCCTTGTGAAAGCGGTAAATACAAGTACTCCCTTTCTGGGAATACCGCTTTTAGGCTGCAGAACCTTGACTACTGTGTTTGATAACTTATCGTAGAATCCACTACGCTCATACTCTGCGAGGAGACTTCTTTCATCATAATCTGCACCGGTGGAGTTGCTTCTGACTCTTCTTAAATCCAATGTCGTCAAATCGTAATAATGCAAGTCTGCGAGATAACCTTTAGAAAGCAGTTCTCCAATCTGACAACAATAGATGACCTTTGAAAATATTCTAGGTCTTACTCTCGTGAGGAACTTCAAGATGGAACCTCCTTCGGCACGATCAAGACGGTATGGCGTGGCTGTTAATCCAACAACCTGTCTGTTCTTCGCTTCTATGAACTCCTTGTACTGCCCAGCTTTAGAGTTTACGTAATGACATTCGTCAATTATGATGTTCTTGAAACAATCGAAGTCTGACATATGGTTCATCACGCTTCCGATGGTGGCAAAGGTTATTCTGTTTATATCCTTACATCCTACAGAGGCACTATAGCAACCACAATCGAAGATACCATAGCTTTGCAGTTTGGCAAAGTTCTGCTGAAGAATTTCCTTACTAGGTTGAAAGACTAACAGCGGCCCTTCCAGGCGAGAGGCGATATCTGCTATCACCAAGCTCTTTCCTGCACCCGTAGGCAGGATAACCAATCCGTTCTTGTCAGCCTTGCTAGTGAACAGCCTTACGGCTGCATCACTAGCTTGCTTTTGATAATTTCTAAGAGTGTACTTCATTACTCGCCGAATGGTAATTCATCATCGTCATCATCTGAAGACTGCTCTGGCTGAGCTTCTTCTTTTGGCTGCTCCTCTTCTGGGAACTCCAATCCGAAGACCTCTTTCATGCTCTCACGATTCTTGACCTCATTTGCCCAAATCTCAGAACGGTCCGGGATAGCATAAGCCTTTGCAAGTAAGAACTTCTCGGTATTAGCATCCCAATTATATACGAGATAGTAACCTGCCAATGCAATACAGAACACGTTCTTCGACTTAAGACGCATATCAACAGTTCCCTGGCGCACCTCAGCGGCGTACTTGGCTACTTCCATAAGGACAGAAGCATAAGCCTCTTCTGCATCCTTCTTCATCTTCTTGGCTTTTTCCAAAGCTTCCTCCAACTCCAGCTTGCGAGCTGGCACCACGTTCTCTTCGAGTGTGCAATACTCCTCTCTGATGTTCTTCTTCTCGAACTCATCGAGGAAACGTGTAACCAACTCATTGTCAGGGAAGGTCGCCGTGAAGTGCTTTCCGACAAACTTAAGGATGTCTGCCTTATTCTTCAAAGGCTTCTCTCCGCAAAGGTTCTCCTCGGTCAAAGCAAGGAAGTCCAACTCCATTGGGAAGATGTCTTTTACACCTTCCTCCAATACAAACTCAATGTTCTCAGGAACATAATTTTTCAAATCTGATTTCATAATTATAAATACTTTTCATATAATGCTATCTGTTTCTGAGCTTCAAGCAAGGCTGCTTCTTCATTAGGCTCGGGTATATACAACCCTGCAACCATACTTGAATAGTTCCGAAACTTCTCAATAGCGTCTGTTAATTCTTTTGTGTCAAGGTCAGCCGTGCTTCTCCAATAAGTTACAGGCTGTCCTCTTCTATTTGTTCTCTGCTTTGCAAAGATTTCTCTGTTCACTATCTGCTTGAAAATGTTATACTTCACATATTCTTCATCGTAGCCGAACTCTGATGCGAAATACTGAAGGCACACATGCAGATAGCTGTTTTGGGCGAGGGAACGTGGACGGTGCTTTTTCTTCACCTCCACGATAAAACCCTTTCCGCTTTTCAGGGCATCCATGTAAAGGCCATTGCAATAGTCCTTGTAGTCTGCCCTGTCCTTGTCATTGTTGAGATTGAAAATCATAACTAGAATGGCAAATCATCATCTTTGCCCGGCTGCGGTGCCGGTGACTGAACTCCTTGCGGCTGCGGTGGTGGAGGAGCTTGCTGCTGCGTCTGGCCACCTCTCTGATACTTTTCTATCTTGTAACCCGAAATGGTATTGAAATACTTTACCGGGTCATTTGCACTCTTCTGATACTTGGTACCTTGAAGAGCAAAAGATATAGTAACAATCTCGCCAACTGCAAAATCAGCAGGATCATCCACGTGCTTTCCGCTGAACTCAAAACTTGGGTAGTTCTCGTACACCTCTCCGAAGTTTGAGTGTGTACAGTTAAGAACCACAACTCTCTTTTTGAACGGCTCTCCGCCGCTCTTGCTGGGTATTTCCTCGACATTGCCGATAGACAACACCCTTCCTGTCATTGTATTAGCCATCTGATTCTGTTAATGGTAAATATGGTAATAATTCTCTCATTTCTACCCATTTGAGGAAGTCACGCAATAATGCATGGTTTTTGTCTTCCATCCCTGGGTATCTGTAACAAGTGATTGCTGGCTCATAAGGGGTAAGTTTGAGACCTCTCACGTCTCCCTTGTGCTTATCCTTATTGTAGCCCTCAAAGACAAACAAGTCAAAATGGAACACATCAGCTTCAAACAACTCTAGGTAAAGCTGCCATTGGCAACTATCTATATAGTCTTTGTCTGATACCGGTCCGTACTTAGTCTTGATGTCTCTTATCTCTAGTCCGTCAATCATATCGGCACATCCCGTGATAACGGCATTGCCGAAATCCTTATATTCACGAACCTCATGAAAGGCGCCAGGATGCTCATTTCTGTATTTCAAAGCAACCTTGCATTGTGGAATGTCGAGAATCGCTTCACCTTCATCAAAGACGAACCTTCTTCCTTTTGGAACGGGTTCTGTCTTATCTTTCTTATAATAGGTGAAATGGCGAACACCTTCCGGCTCCTTGAAGCAATGGGGACTGCCAGTCTCCACGATGGAGTGAAAGGCAGTTCCTATTCTTGTATAATCGTTGCCCTCAAACTTCTTAGTGATATTGTCTATAACGTCCTGCTCTGTAACATAAGCATATTCGCCAGACATATACCGTCTGAAGCTCTCTAGCTGGGTAACTCTAATCAAAGGCTTCATCATGCTGCATCCTCATGCTTGACGAACTTCTTGCCCTTCTTGTCAAAGTCAATGCCTTTGACAGCAAGTTCCTTGATCATCTGATTCATGAATGCCTTCTGATGAATCTTGTTCAATCCGTGGGCAACCTCGATGAGAGCATTTGCATCATCTACAGTCTCCACGGCTGCAAGCTTCTTTCGAGCATCATCAACGGCTTCCTGCGCCTTAGCCTGAGCATCTGACTTATTCACGATGGCTTTCTTCACCTTCTTGATGATGTCTGCCATGCAAGTGTCAAACTCCTCTGTTCCGTAAGCTGGAATCCAAGTGTCCTGCAGGTCTGCAACATTCTTACCAACACGATTGTCTTGTGGCTCGAACTTGATGACGCGATTGCCGTTCTCCTTGCAGATGTAACCTACCTGGTCCGCAATACGGATGAGCAAGTCCTTGCTCTGTCCTGTACAGTCTGGAGAATGCTTGATATAGTCTCCTTCCTGTGTCTCCTTGTCGTGACAGATGAAGATGATGTCTGAATTGTTTGAACGGAGAATTCCGACAAACTGCTTGAACAATTCTCCCATCACACCATATCGCTTCAATGAGTTGGTTCCCAGCTTAGGGTCTTGCTGAATAGCAAAAGCGTTGAGATAGTCATCGAGCATAGCCTTGGCTGTGTCTACTACGATGGTCTTACACTCACTGATCAATCCTGGCTTCCAAACCTGCTTGCCATCCTCGACAACATAGGAACCGATAACCTCAGCATTGTAGATGTCTTCCCAGCGTGAAGCCGTGACAACAATGTCTGGACGCTGAACGGCACGGTCAAATCCTCGGTCGGTGTCGATGAGTAAAGGACTGTTGGCTGTAGTAGCCAAAGATGTCTTACCGGTACCTGGAGTACCATAAAGTACAATAATCACTGGACGCTCTGTAACAACGTCATTCTTTCTAATAATTGGCATACACTAATATTTAATTGTTAAACAAATTGTTCTTATTTGCATAGGTGATAAACTCAGAGAGCTTATGTATTCCTAGTTTCACATACACAGACTTGACGTGCTGATGTATCGTGTTCGGGGAGTTGAATAGCTCGGCTGCCGCCTCCTGCTCGCTTCGTCCCTCATAAAGCAGTTTCATCACGCGCAACTCCGCAGTAGAAAGATTAGCATTAAACCTTGGCATACAGACGATGCTATCATAAGGGCATTCACCACGCATTGGGCATTCGACCTTCTCGAAGTTGAACCTTCCATCCTTGTCAACATTAACGACATCAAAAGCCGTAGTGTCGAGTCGACAAAAGTTGCATTTGCAAAATCGACGCATCATGAGATACTGATAATAACTCTCATTAGGTGCACTCTTGGAGTAAATCTTCTCCAGCGCCTTGTATGCTTCCGGATAGCAAGCGCGAACCTTTTCCAGAATGTATTTCACCAGCTCTGTATGTGTCTCATCGACCATGAAGTTCTTTCCGTCTGACGTCTTACACCATAGCTCATCCTCGAACATGTAGAACTCTAATCCTTCCATAAGTCCTCCTCGCTAATGCCTGTTAGCTCACACAATACTTCTACATGGATGTGCTGCTGTGGCTTCATACCATATAGAACCCAATTCCTAACTGTCTGCTCGGTAACCTTGCAGCGTCTAGCGACTTCCGTGATGAAGTCGTATCGCGGGGCACTTCTCATCGGTAACCCCTGATAATAACCTTTTAAGGTCATTTTTTGAGATTTTTCCTCAAAAGTGTTTGATGTTTGAATATTTTCCATTATCTTTGCACTATGTTTTATATCTTTATGCAAAGATACAAATATATTCTGATATATGCAAATATATCGAAAAGATTTAGTCAAAATTAACAAATTTATACAGATATGTTCAAATATAAAGAATTTAGAAGAGCTCACGGACTATTTCAGTCTAAGCTTGCAGAAATTATGGGGATTTCCCAATCTAACATTTCGAGATACGAAACAGAGGGTATAGATCCTACACCTGCGCAGTTTCAGAAACTATACGATGAGTATGGAGAAGAAAATGTCAAGGCTTTCGAGGTAGAACCTTCTCAACTCGTTAATGTAGAGAATAATGTAAACAGTGGCTCTGGAAATCAGAACAACGGAATCCAAAGTAATGCTGATTTAGTAGAAATTATAAAGAGGCAGACTGAGATGATAGCAAAACATATCGAAAAACAAGATGATATAAATGTACGTCTCATGAATCTTCTTGAAAAATTAACTTTGAAATGAAACTGAATATTCCCGATTGTGCCCTGGATATTAGCGACAGGTTCTTCAAAGCACTTGATGTTCTCAAAGAACAGAGAAAAATTAAAGGCTTACAGACTTTTACAAAAGAGTTTGGTTTGAACTATGGTAACATGAATACTCTAAAGCATAACAGAGATAAGCGTACTTTTCGTATAGAGTATCTTGCTTACCTCGCTGAAGGGTATGGTGTATCATGCGAGTGGCTACTGCTTGGAACTGGTCCAATGTTTACACAAACGTGTTCCAAAAGCGAAGAATCTCAGAACCTTTGAAACGCTGTCCGTGAACTTTTTGCATAGACTTTATATACCCTGCGTTCACATAGGAGCGCAGTGTGTTGCGATGTATACCCAACAGTTTGCAGGTTTCCGATATGGTATATCGCGAAGTTGGACTTATGTTTGGCTGAACTGATGTTACCATGTTAAATAGTTTAAATGCGTGCTAGAATAAAGGATTTCTTTATATCTTTGCACTAAGTTATAAATTCAAATGCAAAGATAAATGAAAAAAATGATATATCAAAATATATGTGGATATATTTAAATATAATTAATATTTCTGCATATTGTGTAACTCGAAAAAATAGCATGCTTGCAAATAGCTTGCAAATTAAAAATCGGGTCTCTGTAATTAATTGAAGCTAAGATAGTTATGTCGAAAAGCTTCACATCTGGAAAGCGTGTAACCGGCAAAACCGGTTCGGGGGTTCGAATCCCCCTCTTTCC